GAGAGAGACGTCGGCCAAAGACACCTTGTCCGTCTTGAACACCGGCAGATCGGGCGCGGCGAGCATCAAGGGCAGGTACCGGCGCTGGGAGGGCTTGTCGGGATGATGCGCAAAGCGGTGAGCCAGCCGCCAATAGACCTTCTCGATATCCCCATGCATGAGATCGATCTTCCCCGCCTGGGTCGTGGCTGAGAGGCTCTTGAACATGAAAGTGAACATGTATCCGGTGCAGCCTTCGGCGATATGGTCTTCGACCCATTGGCCGTAGCTGCTGACGAGGTTGTTGACGCGACCCCGCCTCGAGCGTGAGAAACCAGAAAGCATTTGTTTCATAGAACACCTGATAAATATTACGATGATACATGTTTACAGAATCTGCCAATGCAACTGCATAATCGGATTAATTAAACGAAAATCGTGAAATACTATCATCTATATTATATGTATAAATACATATGCATAATCGATCAAATTATCGTTTATGCTCCGCATGATTGATATTTAGATCGATACATACACTCTCATTGAAAAGCCAACTGAAAGCCTTAATCAGAATCGTTTTTGATCGTGTCTCAGTTCGCTTTCCTGATTCAGAATTCACTCATTCAAGCCCTTTGATGCAGAGCTGAATCATCCATCTCGCATTCAGACATGACTTGCCATATGACTTGCCATATGCGGAGCACGATGCGGCCCACATGGAAGCTGTCGAAGGCGATCCGATCCACGTCGAAAACCCAATCGTCGATCGATATGCGCTGATGTTCTGATGATTTACAGAATTGCGATTTGCACCCTCACGGCGTGCTCTCTGAAAATTAAAGCGCGGCCCGCCGCACCACGATCGCGTTTACAAACGAAAAAGGCCCCGCGCTGCGCGCGCGAGGCCAAAATGTGAGGCACATGTGAGCCACCGCCTCAGGCGGCATCCGGTTCCTTCTTCGGCGTATTCCTGGCAGGTCCCGCAATTCGCGCGATATCGAACACCACATAATGGCGCCGGGGTGGATGCAGGCCTTTCACGCGGATCTGGCGCACATAGCGGCCCGCCTCCTTGCCGGGCAGGAGATACCCGCGCGCCTTCAGGGAAGCCAACACACCATCCGCCTGCCACGCAGGCACGATGTCCGGCAGGCGGTCACGCAGGAGTGCCAGTCCCGACACACCCGAGATATCGCGACGTATGCCGAACATTGTCTTCCCGGTGGCCGGGCGCACCTTCATCCCTTCGGCCACCTTGGGGAACAGCTTGGGGTCGCCGGCGTGGGCGCGCAGCCAGGCCAGCATATCGTCAGCGGCGGAGCCGGCAGGTCGCACAATCTCCCAGGCCTGCCGATGCACCTTGCGGATTGCGGCTGCGGCCGCTTTCTTCGTCCACGGCGCGACCTTGTAGTGCGCGGCGAGCATCGCGGCCGCGTACACCGCCGCGAACTTGCGGGCGAAACGTTCGGCGAAAGGCGAGGGAGCCGTAACGGCCTTGGCCATGAACCGCTCCACATACTCCCGGGCACTCTGCTCGGCCTCTGGATCGGCAAGGAACCTCTTCATGAAGCGCCGGATGGGGCGGCCATAATTCTCGCAGATCGCCAGCTCCGCACGGCGGGCCAGTTCTGCCCGGCGCTCTCCGGACGGCTCCCGGTCGAAGATTCCACCCTCATCCCGAGCCGGCACGGGAATGCCGATCAGGCGGACCTGCTCGCCGTCGTTGCGCCGTCGGATCCCGGTGCCGTCGAGGGGCTCCTCTCCGGATGACAGCCCGAAAAGCAGGTACTGGACGTTGCGCAACTCGAAGTCGGAGACCGCCCGGTTGGATCTTTGGCGTCCTTGCCCGCCGGTCATCTTGTAGGCAAGGTTCTGAGCGTGCTGGAGGCGCTTGGCGGGCGTTCCCTCAATCCGACCCAGTTCGTCGAGGACGAGGAGCGAGTCGTTACTGCGGGCAGCCTGCTCTTCGAGGGCACGGTCGGTCAGGTCATGAGTGCGAAGGCACTCCCGTCCTGCCTTCTCGATGACGGACTGCGCCGCGGTCGAGGCCAGGCTCTTGCCGGTCGAGGACTCGCCGATGAAGTGGAACACTGCCCCCTCGTCCTGGCCGACCGGTCGCAGCAGGCACCCGGCGAATGCGACACTCACCGCGAAGGTGAGATAGCTGGAACTCGCACACGCCTCAGCCAGCCCTTCGCGCCATGCCTTGGTCCTGCCCTTCGCGCATTGCCGAGCTGGAACGGGGTGAGTGGGGACCAACCGGAGGCCATGGCCGACAGCGCCATCTGGGAACAGGTAGGCGCGGCCGTGCCATCCAAGGATGCTTGTCGAATGAACGATGTCGCAGCCCTCCGCGATCAGCGCCAGCCGCAGATCCTCGAGCCAATCCTCCGGCATGCGGGCGCCCTGCGCTGCGAGGGTTCGCTTAGCTCCGCGGGGGTCATCGATCTGGGATCGAGGAATAATCGCGGTCGAACGGCCACCACTAACGGTGTCGAAGTCGACCTTCACCGAGTAGAAATTGTCGTCGATGTTGTGATGGATCTCGATAGGCTGGACCCATTGCATCTTGTACGCGCGCGTCATGTTGGAATCCTGAGTTGATGGAGCCACCAATGGCTCACATGGCCGCAGACAAGGGCCTGCGCGCGCGCCGGAGCGCGCGTGCAGGGAGTTGGCGATAGGTTGAGGTTGTCGCGACTACTTCCGGGGCCTGCCGCATCCACGGAGACGTTCGGAGAGGCGAATGCACAGCGCCCGGATAAGCTTCCTGCGATCGGCGGTGCGATCCTCTAGCCTGAAGCCGTCAATTCCGGTTGAGCTGAGCAACTGCGCGGACATCGGGAGTATCGGACGACGGCGGGCACCGTGACTATGGTCAGCCGTCATCGCGCACGCCTCTTTCGATGAGGAGGGCGATATCGGATGCACGCCATGCGACGGCCCGCGAGCCGAGTTTGACGGGCTTCGGAAACTCGCCCGACTGTATACCAGAATACCACCTCGAACGGGAGATGGGTATTAGGCCCCGAGCTCCGACAATCTGATGAAGCCGAAGTAAGCCGTTGGGATTTTGGGGTTTTGCGTCCATGAACGCTCCTTTTTTGGACCGTCATGGTTTTGGCAGAAGCGCCCCGCTATGTGCCCGAAGTCGTATTATTTTTCCCGAATTCGGACTTCTTTGCCGACCCGCGCTTGCGAGCCTTCTCAATCAAGGCGTCGAGATCGCCCTCCTCAGCGATGAACGCCGCGCAATCGTCTAAGACGGATTTAACTGTGTCGTGGCTCAAACTAACCCCTATACTCCTCAGGTCCGACTCAACTCGCTGCGGTATACCGCTGTTTCTTCCAGGTTTATATTCTGTATTCATTATCGATATATATCAAATAATTTTCTTCATACTATCAATTCTCCTCTCATTCATGTTCTTTTTTATAGTATCAATATCGTTTCGTAGCTTTTTATTTATTACTTTTAGCTTATTTATTTTATTTGAATTAAGTTCTTGATATACATTTACATTATTAAGTAATCTTTCGGAAATACTAACATTTTTAGAAATCAATACTTCGATTATATCTTTTGGTGAATCGTCACCTGTTAGATTATCGGATCTTTCGATGATCCTTTTATTGTCTTTAAATTTTTTCAATATCACACTATTGCATGACATACGTTCAATATATTTTACATTTACATAGTCTGGATCTAGAAGAAGAATCAATGCCGACGCTTCAGATGGAGTCCACATATCAAGAGTTGACCAATATCTAATGCGGTCATCCGAAATTGAGAATTTTTCCCGCGTAACTTCATCATCGTATGCTGATTCTTTTGTTTCTGACTCATTATTGGCGTCATCTGACATTTCAGAACCCCCTAAATTACATTTCACGCTGCGCCGGATCCGTTTATATAAACAGCCCACATGTCGTATTTCACGCCATTGCCAATTTAAGCCCTCTGCCCCTTCATCGCTCGGAAATCGTCCAGCAGGTCTGCCCACACTTGCATGAGCACCACGCGCTCCGGCCAATATGTCGCGCGGTTGTAGGCTCGGCGGACTTCGTTCTGGTCCAGATGCCCCAGCGCCGCCTCGATCACGTCGGGAGAGTGCCCCTTCTCGTTGAGAATCGAACTGGCCGCCGCCCGGAACCCGTGGGAGGTCATCTCGTCCTGGGTGAATCCCATGCGCCGTAGCGCCGAGTTCATGGCATTCTCGCTCAGGAGCTTCTTGTTCGAGCGGATCGACGGGAAGATCAGCTCGCTGGCGCCAGTCAGCGGGCGAATATCGGCGAGCACCGCGAGCGCTTGGCGAGAGATGGGCACCACATGCGGTCGGCGCATCTTCATGCGTTCCGCCGGGATGCTCCAGGTTGCCTTGTGGAAGTCAATCTCGCTCCATCGAGCCCCGCGAACCTCTCCGGGACGGGCGAACGTGAGGGCCGTGAACAACAGCGCGGCCCGCAGGGTCGGCCAGCCGTCATACTCATCAATCGCGCGCATCAGCCCGCCAAGCTTCTTTGGATCCGTCAGAGCCGAGCGATGCTTCACCTTCGGACGTTCAAGCGCGTCCTTCAGGGCAGACGTGGGATCATTCTGGGCGCGAAGCGTGGCGATCGCGAACCGGAACACGCTGCCGATGGCAGAGCGCAGGCGCCGCGCCGATTCGCGCCGGCCGCTGCGTTCTACCTGCTGCAGCACCGCCAGGACCTCGAAGGGCGTGATCTCGCTGATCGGCCGGCGACCCAGTGCCGGACCTGCCAAACTCTCCAATAGCCACTTGTTCTTTGCGATGGTCGCGGGCGCCGAGTTCCGCATCTCGAGCCGCTCGATGTACTCGCCGACCAAACGGGAGAACGTGTTGCCCTCGGAGATGGCTGCGGTCACCTTCTCGACCTTGCGGACCGTGGAGGGGTCCTTGCCATCGAGGAGCAGCTTCTTGGCGTCTTCGCGCTTTTCGCGCGCCTCGGCCAACGAAACGGTGGGATAGGGGCCGAAGGAAACCTGCCTCGGCTTGCCGGCGAAGCGATAGGCGAGGCGCCAGATCCGGCTTCCGTTGGGATTAACCAGCAGGTGAAGGCCACCGCCGTCAAATAGCTTGTAGGGCTTGTCTTTTGGCTTGGCGTTGCGCAACGCCAGATCCGTGAGAGGCATCTGTAGGCATCTCGCTGTAGGCACAAAATCGATGCCTACAAGCATGCCTACGCGTGCGCGAGATTCAACCGGACCACTATGGACCCTGCCGGACCATCAAAGGGGGCTAAGCACTTGATCTGCCATCGGAATTGGACGTTACGAGACGTCTCTGGATGGTAAAATGGTGCCCAGGGGCGGGGCGGTGTTCGCTCGAAAGATCAACCACCTAGGGCTATGTGGTAAAGCAAGTTATTGCAGCCAGCCGCAACGGCTCGCGGTTGGCTCTTTCTCACCGAGGGGGCTCCATCCCGCCCTCGAAGGAAGATCAGGCCGTTTCATCAGTCCCGTCACTTGCGCTGGCTATCGAGGCCTTTGCCCACTCGCTCCGATCGATACCCGAAAAAGCGACGTCTCTTGGTCGAGGTAGGCCCGACCGACCGAGAGAGCGCGGATCCTGGCACGCGGCTTCCCCACGCTGAGACCGAGGCCTCGTCTATCTCCGCATCGCTGCCCCCCCTCGGCGGACTAGGCCTCACTTCCCAACGGTCATCTCCGGCACTGATCAGCCGGGAAATGTGGGGCTGAACAGTGCGTAGAGCGAATTGAATCGGTAGCACAGCCGACACCTCTGGTCGCACCACCCCCTAGACGCGCGGCATTGGCGCATGTCCAAATCGCAAAAGCGAATCGAACAGTCGGGGGAGGAACGAATGTCGAGGCAACTCAAACTCACGAAATTTCGTGACCTCTCCATATCTGACCCATTTTTTGACAGTCTCAAGGTAGCGTATAGAGAGTTTACAACCTGGTTTCAAAGTAAGTACGATGAGGATGTCTATATTGTCCAAGACGAACTAGAACTTTCTGGAATGATATATCTTAAGACGGAAACTGGACCCATAACCGATACGAACCCAAACTTGCCAAATCGGAAATGGCTAAAAGTAGGTACATTGAAAATCATCGGAAGAGGAACAAAGCTAGGCGAGCGAGTTATCAAAAAAATCTTCGACACAGCCTTATCGATCGACGCAGATTCAATTTACGTGACAATTTTCGACGTTCACGCCGAATTGATCGACCTATTTGAGCGATATGGATTTATTGAATCGGCAACGAAAACAACCGACAATGGAACTGAACGCGTATTTGTCCGCGACCTAAATACTTTTTCAGGAAATATATTACTGGATTACCCTTTTATACATACGTTAGATCACAATTTTTGGCTATTGGCCATATATCCCGAATTTCACACAAGACTATTGCCGGACTCTATTTTGAATAACGAACCTACACAGATCATACAAGACGTTTCTCATACCAATACGATACATAAGGTTTACATCTCAAAATTAGCACTAACTCGCATGCGGCCAGGCGACGCAGTCATATTCTACCGAACCACGGACCACGTGGCGCCGGCTCGTTTCCGTTCGGTTGTCACGTCCGTTTGCGTTGTCGAGGAGGTCCGCCCACGACGAAGTTTCGGCTCGCTTGACGACTTCCTCTCGTACACTCGCCCACGAAGCGTGTTCGACGACAATGAACTGCGCGCCTGGTATGAGGAGCAGCGAATGGCGGTCGCCAAGTTGACATATAATGCGGCTTTCAATAGGCGCATCACGCGTGGACAGCTCATCGATGATGGGCTGGTCTCAGAGCAGCCAAGGTGGGACCTCCGTGCACTATCACAAACACAATTCAGGTCCATCATTGCGTCTGGAGGGGTTAATGCGCGCCTTATTATCGATTAAACCAATATATGTTGATCGCATACTTGATGGATCGAAACGCTTTGAGTTTCGTCGGAGGATCTTCGGCCGCACTGACGTAACAAGAGTTGTCATATACTCAACCTCTCCGGTTAGTAAAATAGTCGCAGAATTTGACATTCAGAAAATTATACAAAGCGACCCAGCACGCCTATGGGAACTGACGTTTGAGTTTTCTGGCATCAACAGGAGCGCTTTCGACGAATATTTTGATGGGCGGACGCAAGCCTTTGCCCTTCAAATTGGTCAAGTTCACCGGTTGCCAGAACCAATCGCTCCGAGCGAGCTTATCTCAAATTTTACGCCGCCTCAGTCCTACATGTACATGGAGAAGTACGGTGAGGCCAACCGGCAACTCGACCGCCTGTTCGGTCACTGAAGATCCATGCATATTGGTATTCGGCATCTCCGGCTCGGGCAAGACTACAGCTTGCCTCGACGCTGTAAGAGCTCTTCCAACTTTGAGATACGTGAGTGCGAGCGAACTCTTACGAGCAGGAACTAGCCCCACGCCCGAAAGCTTTTCAACCCGAACCGCTCAGGAAGCCGCAGGAGATCAATTTCGCCTGGCTGACCTACTTATCCGATACCGCCTGCAGATGCGAGGACATCCTGTCCTGATAGACGCCCATGCCACCGTACCGACCCGAGACGGGCTTCTCACGGTACCGCTGGAAGTGATTGCGTCGATCAGACCCACAGCGATAGCGTTAGTCGAGAAGCCTGCGCATGAAGTCGATTTACAACGTCGACACGATCTGTCGCGCCACAGGCCACCGCGATCGCATCAGCAGCTCGCCGAAGAGATGGCGAACGAAAGGCTCGCCGCAGAAAGCTACGCAAGCGAGCTAAGACTACAGTTCGGAACGATCCCGACGACGACGTGGCCCTCGCTGCTGAGCTTTATCGAAATAGCTCAAAGACACTCTTCGTTGTAACCAACTTCGACTGAACGAGGAGTATAGAGCCCAAGCTGGCTCGACGTCATCTTGAATCCATAGTAATCGAAGATCTTATGAAATTGCGGAAGCCGTTCCTCCGAAACGGTCAAACAAGGCTGATCAAAGTCGAGCCAACGCAACAGCCCATCGAACAAACGAACGCCTATCCCCCGACCAAAGTAAGCAGGAGAAACCCGGACAGTGCATATCTTCCGCTCTCCGCATTCATTTTTGGCAATGCCGAGACCGACCAGACGTCCATCGCGCTCCACCCTAATTATTTGCCTTGTACCCCTATAAAATCCAGGAATAACTTTACGTCGATACCAATGCTCGATATTTGGATAGTCAAGGGAAAGCGGCAGGAGAAACTCCAGGGCCTCCGCATGCGTTGCACGAACTGAATCGCTCGCCCCGCCAAGCAATTCAAGCTTTCGCAAATTATGTTCACGGACGAGCATCGGCAGCCCCTCCCGAACCACCAGCGGCCGGCTTTGACGGCAAAGAACTTGCTCGAGCTGCATTCTCTTGCCCCTCCGGGGATCCCTGCGCCTCCCCCGACGACCGAATCGCCCACGGGATAGGGATTATGCTTTGCATGACTGCCGCCGTCAAATTTCCAAGAACTCCGAACAGAAACGCGATGATAAGATAAATAGTTATGCTCTTCCATCCAGATCTTCGAGTCTGAATACGAACAAAAGCCGAGAAATACGGTATCTCGACGTCCTTCTCACTCTTCCAGTGATAGACTAACATTCCGCTCGGAATTCCTCCGGATATATATTTATTCCATATTCTATCTTCCAATATACGAAATTTATGAGGCTGACTGCTTGATGTGGATAGTTGCGATGTAATGGGAATTGCGGTCAGAAACGCGACCGTGGTTAACTCTACCCTTCCCCGGGAAGCCCGCTCATTCTTCATCATAACTTCAATGTTATTCGGCAGGGTCCTAGCCTCGTTTAACCTAAAATCAACATATTCGACCTGCTCAAAACCGCTTTGAAAAAATCGTTCGGACGTATTTATTGATTTAACAAAAGGATTTTGAGATGGAACAACGATTCTCAATCTAAAATACAATGGAACAGATGATGCCTCATCCTGACTATGATAGTCAGACATTGCAGAACTACGTATTGTTAATATTGTTCCATCACTTTTATAATTTAATTCTAACTCTGATTGGTCGATCTCGGCCCCATTCTGCAGGAATTTATGAATACAACAAAATGGCAATGATGATATTTCGTTTGTTAATTCAAAACATCGCATCCCACCAACACCATGATCGGTTATTTTTAGCGGCTCATTGAATATACCTTGACAAATAAGCGGATCTTTAAAATATGGAGAACAGTCCGATATTGCGTTTCTTTCAATTTTTTCCGGGAAGTATATTTTTACTTCGTCAACTAATTTCGGTCTAGTCAACATTATACCAACTTCTACGAAGTCATTTGACGACTTTTTGTATATTGAAGTGCGTTCTCCCGCGAGTCTCCAATAGTTAAAATGCGCCTCCATCTGGGAATCGGCGGCGGCGGCCCGCCCTATACACCAAACAGCCATGCTGACATTGTTGACCATCTCTCCCCCCGGCAATCCCCGACAAAATTCTGATGCTCTTGTGGGATATCGGGATTTGCGAAGTTGGTCTAGATCACCAGGCTCGCTCCGCGAGTATGGAGTTGCCAGCGCCAACCTAGAAATCCCTTGCCGGACTTATGCTCTCCTTTTCCCGCCTCTGCAGCCACGCCTCTGCGGCCTCCTTCATGATCCGCACGGTGTCCTCAGTGGACAGGCGGACTTCTTCCGCCGCCTCCCCCGGCCGGGTCAGGGATGCGAACGCCCCGTCCGCATCCCAGTCGATTCGCAGGCGGACCTTAGGGCTGTTTGAGCACATGCGTCTTGATCCCCAGCCAGAACACAGTCAGGGCGCCGCCGACCAGCACCGTCAGGACGGCGGTACCGATTACGAGCGCCGCCCGGTTCCACATGCGGCGGAAGCGGCGCAGGTGCTCGATGTCGGCGCGCGCCTCCTCGATCCGCGCTTCGTCTGAGGTGGAAAGGCCGATCTCCTTCAGCACCTTCCGGACCGCCTTTTCGGCTGCGTCCTCTGCCACCTCCACCACCATCAGCTCCAACGCCCGTTCAGAGATGATGATAGCCCCGCTCGGCGCGCGCGCTGCGGCCGGAACCTCCCCCGTCATCGCTCACCTCCAGCCGCAGAGCCGCTTGCCAACAGCGTTGTGCGCCTTGGCCTGACGGATGGTTTCATCGGTGTCATTGTCAGACCAGCGCATGGGCTTTGCCGAGGCGCAATAGACGCTAGTCGCGCCGTTTGAACCCGTCGTCGTCACGCAGCCGGCGAGGATTGGCATTGCGGCGGTCAGCATCAGCGCGAGCTTCATTCGCCCGCTGGACAGCACGGTTGGCATTGGCCTTGTCCTTCTGGATCTGGCGGGCGGCGCCGCGGCGCTCCCCGCGGCGAAAGGCGATGGCAACGGCGCCGGCGGCGAGAACCGTCAGCGCTCCCTTGAGGCCGAGGAAGCGGAAGGCGAACACGGCCGCAGCTAGGAAGGCGGCGGCGAGCAGCACCTCGGTCCAGTCCCCGCCGAACAGCAGCGCGACCACCAGGCCCCCCGCGGCCGATACCGCGGGGAGGAACCACAGGGTTGCGAGGAGAGCGGCGAGCATCACGCCGCCGCCTCGGCCGGCTCGGCCGGGTTGTCATTGGCCGCAGTGCCAAGCTGCGGCGGATTGAGATCCAGCGCATCCGCGAGCGCGTCGGCCTTGCTCTTGGCCCACATGCGATAGACCACGCCGCCCACCAGGGCGATCGCGCCGAGCACCATGAGAACGGTCAGAACCGTGCCGGCGATCGCGCTCTTGTCCGCCAGCGGCGTCACCGCGTCCGTCGCCGTGGAAATGGTGGTGCTCACCACGCCGCCACCGGCGAGCGCATCGCCGATGGCCTTGGGCGGCGCCTTGCGGGCCGAGGAGACATAGGCCTTGCCGCTCGCCGTCTTCGTCGGCATGGGCAGGTTGACCGAGCCACGGGCGATGGCGAGGCCCAGCTCGCGCACCTCTGCCACCCGCCGGCCCCAGCCATTCCCGAAGACGGACCAGGTGCGCAGCGACTTCAGCATGGCGAGCCGGCGGGCCTGCACATCGGCCACGATCGCGTCCACATCCTGAATGGCGTCGACGGCCGCCAGGGTGGACGGGCCGAGAACACCGTCTGCCGGCAGGCCGAGCGCGCGCTGCAGCCACTTGGTCGCCTGCGCGGGGCCGGAGTTCACCGCCCCGTCGAAGACCACATAGTCGAGACCGGCCGGCAGACGATCGCCGCGCACGAGATCCCAATAGCGGCGCTTGTAGATCTCCTGCAGCTCGGCGTCCGTGATCTCGCGCACGTCGCGCACCGGGAGGCCCTTGGAGCGGCGATAGTCGTCATACACCCGCTTGATGACGCCCTTCATGGTGGGGCCGCCGGGATCGGACGGGTGGTTGGAATACCCGCCTTCGTGCACGAGCACGGCGGCGAGCGCGGGGGGGAAGTTCTCCGCGGCCATCAGTTGGTCCTTTCAGGTGGTGAAACAAAAAAGCCGCCCGGAGGCGGCTCACAGGTCGAGGAGACCGGCCCTCAGGGCGCTGTAGAGGTGGCCGGCGAGGTAGTCTTGGCCATCCGGCGAATAGGGGTGCACGCCATCGGCCGAGGTATTGAAATCGGCGTTGCCGGTGCCGGTGGTGGTGCCCACCTTGCCGGAGCCGGTGACCCAGGGCGCGGGTCCGACACGCCCGGTTCCGCCGGCGCTGTTGGTCCAGGCGCCGCGCGTCACGTCGACGTCGATCCAGGGTCCGGAGATGGTCTGGAGGACGGGGAGAATGATGTCGTGCTTCGCCAGGCCCGATCCGTAGTAGGAGGTGCTGGGCGTCCACACGCCGACCGTGGCGATGACCGCGTTGGGCAGTGCCGTGCGGATCGAGGACAGCACCCCGCTCACGCCGGCCGCAAGACCCGTCGTGCTGTCGTTGATGCCGCCCGCGACGATCACCAGGTCCGGGCTCCCGACGACGATGTTGGGCACCCGGGCCAGAAAGGCGTTTCCGCCCGTGCCGCCGGTGATGTAGCCGCTTCCGCCCCCCGCGGAGAACGAGAGCAGCGGGAATTCGGTCTTGCTCACGAGCGCCAGCGCGGCTTCCGCGAACGGCCCGCCGTTGGCGTTGGACGAGGTGCCCTGCCCGTAGCTGTCGCTCATCGTCGCGATCTTCACCTGCGGCGCAAGGTCGATGGGCGCGATGCTGTCGGTGGGTCCGACGGAGACCCCGGCGAAGCCGAAGGTGATGCCGTAGCAGACGATGTTGCGCACCGCGCGCGTGCCGAAATCAACGGTCAGGCGCACCACCGCATACCCGGCCGCAGGCGGGATCTGGATCGGCGAATCGATCACCAGCTCGCCGTCGGCGAAGATGGTCCAGCTGTCCGACGAGCGCGCCATCAGCTCAAACTTCGAGCCTTCGTGGCGAAAGGCCAGCGTGGCCATGTTGATTTTGTCGGTATTCGAGGAGTTCGGAAGATAATATTGGACGCCGGTGTTGAAAAAGGCGGTCCAGCTGGCGCCGTTGTAGACGGAAAAATTTCCGCCCGGCAGGAAATGATCCACCTTGCTGGTGATCTGCGACGCGCCGCTGCCGGAGGCCGTCGGCGCGCTCAGCGTGATGGTCGCCGGGGACGCGGGATTGGCCGGCCGCTTGCCGGAGGCGCGCCTAAAGTCGCGCTGCAGGCGGACCAGGGGCGAGGTGGGATCGGTGCGAGAGTTCGCAGCCGCCGCCAGCTTTCGCGCGACATCGTCAATCGGCGGATGATCTCCAACCATGGCGCCGGCCGAGGTGTCGCCCGGCGGCTCGAAGGAATAATAGAGGGCGCCACCGGTTGCGATGATGCGCGCCTCAGCATCAAATGCCACGGCAGGAAGAACGATGATGCCCCCTGCAGGAACAATACGGCTGTCCCTGTAAACGCCGTCTCGCCCCCTGATCTCCGCGACGCCGGATGCGTCAAGGTCCGCCCACACATAAAGCCCACGCCCGCGCATGTTGGCGATGTTGACCGACCCGTCCGGAGCCACGGAGTACTGTTGCGCCATGTGCGCCTCCTTTTGTGAGACTAAAATCAAGTCGGCTTCGCCGCTCGCGCCGGGTCAGAAAGCCCATGCAGCGGCGAGCCCGCTGCACGAGGTGATCCACGTCCAAGTGGTCATTGGGCCGGTGCTGGCGCCCTCCTCCAGCGGCAGGAAGGCATCGGCGGGCGCGCCCGTCAGCCCACCACGGGCGCGCCGAAGGGATAGGCCGAGCCGGCGAACACGGGCTCCAGGCGGAGCGTAGCGAGGTCTTGGGCAGTCGTGATGGTGTGGAGCACGGTCCCGGCGTCGCGATCGGCGATCAGGACGCAAGCGGCGGTCTCCAACGCGGCGTCGCGGGTCGGCAGCGCCACCACCAGAAACCAGCCTGCAAGCGGGGCGCGCAGCTCGCGCGGCCAGTCCCCCTCGGGGTCGGCCACCATCTCTGTGCCGAGGTGGCGGTAGACGCTCGCGCCGGGGATAACGCGGCTCGTATCCCACGCCTCGCCGGCGCGATAGGCGGCAAGCTCCGGCGCCGCCGCGGCCGTGGCCTCGTCGGCATAGGTCAGGAGATAGTCGATCATGCCGTGAGGCCCTGAAGCTCGCTGTTGGTGAGGCGGCGGGGCCAGTAGGCGACGCGCCGGACGTAGCCGGACATGCCGAGCAGCCGCAGCTGTGTCATGCCGGTGTTGGCCGTGTAGGAACCCGAGGTGCCTGCGATCGCTCCCATCCAGGCCCAAGCCGCGTCGTTGGCTGCCCACGCCATCGCGATCCGGGCCGCACCGCTGGAGGGCCACGTCATGCCGGCGGTGGTGGCGATTTGACTTGCGGTCGCCGTCACCGCAAGCACCGCGCCGTTGCCGCTGACGTTGCGGGCGATCTGGATGTTGTCCACCCCAGATCCCCACAACTCCACCGCCACCGCATTCGCGGATGCCGGGGCATTTGCCCAGAACTCGGCGAACACCGTCCCCACAGTCGACAGACCCCATCCGGAAAGGGCGAGGCCAAGATTGTCCTGGGCGCGGGCCGCGCTCGCACCAGTCGTGGGGATGTAGGAGGAAGCGAAGGCGCCGGCCTCGAGCTGCGCCCCCCACAGGTAGAATGTGCCCGACGGCGATCCGCTATTGCGGAAAGGGTAGACGCGGAGCGCAGTGCACCCTGCGGGGGTGGTGAGCGTGTAGCTGATGCGGGTCCAGCCTGACGCCGTCGGGGCGACAGAGGGCACGATATCGGACGCGATGAAGGCCCCGGCCGTATCGTCCCGGAAGGCCAATTTGAAGTCGGACGCCACGAGGGAGCCGAGCATCGCCCACACCGAGAAGGTGTAGACCGACGACGCCGTCACGGTGACGGTCTGGTAGTGCCCCGGCGAAGCGGAGCCGGTGCAGGTCAGTTGGTCCCCCGTCATCGTCCCGTCTGGGGCCGCGACAGCGTCCGACGTCACCGTGGGACTGCTTACCCATGGCGATGCCCCCATCTCCTGCGAGCGCAGCAAGAGGTTCGTCGCAGCCCGCTCGATCAGGATGCCGTTCCGCTCACGGGTCACCATGTCGAAATCGATCCGCGGCACTCCCGACGCAGCCTGCTTCAGCAGCCCATCGAATCCACGGTGAAAGCCGATGGACGCACGGGAAAATGACCCTCCAAGCATGGATGCGAACGCCACCGGCGCGCCCGAGATAGATCCACCCGACGCGCCATCCACCCACAGTGCTTCGCGGGTGAAGTCCATGATCAGCGTCGGCGGCTTGGCGACGAGGCCCCGCAGGCGCGCCAGCTCGGCGCCGGCGCCCGCCACAGCCCCAGCCGGTCCCATGTCGCCCGTGCGGGAGAAGGAGACCGCCACCGTCTCGCCGTTGGTGAAGCCGCCCGGCCCGGCCACAAAGCCGACCGCGATCTTGCGATAGCCGGAGACGTCCACGTTCGCGCCGGTGATCGCGAACTCCACCCATTTGGTGGGGGTCGACACGCTGGTGAAGCGCAGATAGCCGCGGGTGTTCAGCGTGGTGCTGTCATCAAGCGCGGCGAGCCATGCGGTTACGTCCGCGCCGCCGGCCTCCAGCAGGTCCATGAACACCAGCGTGACAGAGGCGAGGGTCGCGCTGTTGAAGCGCACTGTCCCGGCGCCGGGGTCCGCGTCGGTGGTGGTGGTGGAGAAGGTGAACCGCATGGCCGGCGTCGCGCCGGCCGCACCCGCGACTCCGGCAACGAAGGTGTCCCAGTTGGCGGAGGGCGGGGCAGAGTTGGTGTTGCTCGCCTTGGCCACATAGGCGGTGCCGGCGAACGACACCGCGTCCCCCGCCACATAGGGGGTCACGCTCGACCAGGCGCCGCGCCAGATGATGCCGGAGGCCAGCCCGTTGTACATGGTCCAGCTGCCCGCGCCCCGCGCCCAGATGCGGCCGACGCTCTTGTCGTAGGCGTGCATGCCCTCTTCCGGCGAGGTCACCAGCCACGCAGTCCCGCTCCAGATGGCGAGATGGCCGGCATAGCCGGACCATGCGCCCGTGGGCGCGGTGCCGACCACATAGAGGTCGTCGGCCGCTGGCGTGGATGGCGGCGCGTTGAGCCCGACCACCAGCGCCGAATAGATGGCGACGCCCGCATCCAGCACCCGCTGGCGCTCGATCAGCTCGCGGGCGCGCTCGGCCAGCCAGGTCGAGGAGAGCCGCGTGGGCGAGGTGTAGGCGATGATGTAGGCGGCGCCGGAGAGCGGGCCGCCCGGCCAGGGATAGGCCAGCGTCAACGTGCCGTCGCCCGGCACATCCGCAATGCGCACGGACAGGCCCGCCGCCTCCAGCGCGTCCCCGGCAACGATGGGCGTCGCCCACAGCGTGCCCGCTCCGGTCACGGTGCTGCTGCCGGGATCGACCGAGATCGATCCCGCTGAATAGAAGGCGGTGAAGGCCATGGATGATCCTTGAGCTGCGGGGTCAGGCGCCGGCGGAAACGACGATGCGGCAGTGCGCCGCCTGCTGCGGCCAGGGCGGCACGATCTCCGCCGTCCATGCGCCGGGCTTGATCGGCACCGCCGTCGCACTGCCATCGAGCACGGTGACTTCCGGCGCGCCGGGGCCGCCGGAGAAGGCGCAGGTGGTGCCTGCGGGCAAGCTGCGCGCGAGCACGGCGGGCGCTCCCACGACACCGGCAATCTCCCCGGCTTCGATGGAAGGGGCGGCCGGCCGGGGGCGAAGGACACCATCGGCCACATAATGAACGGACGCGTCTGCGGGGACCGCAGGTCCCGGCATCAGCTCTTCCCAGCCGGTCCGCACGGCGGCCAGAGCATCCTCAAGTCGCGTGACGGTGAGTGTCGAGATAATCTCGCCGGTGCGGTTGTCGAACTTGATGTAGATCATCTCTTGTACTCGGTCAGGGAGATGAGGCGGGACCGGTAGAAGCTGGCGATGCTCACACCGGCGACGACGACGCGATAAGTTGTCGCGCCGGAAATGTTGTCGCTGTCCAGGAACTCGAAGTTCAGGGGGTTCCCGCCGAAATTGATCATGGCCGTTCCGCCGCTGTACCCCGCTGGATAAGCGCCGATGAAGAGCGCCCCGCTGAAGACGGTCGTCTCGGCGCCTCCCCCGACAGAGCGATAGACGGTGACGGCCACCGAGCCGCTGCCCCGGTCGGTGTAGGGCATGTTCTCGGGGTTGGTGTTGATGTTCGCCCGCACGATGCAGGACGAGCCGACCGTGCGGACGATGGTGGTCGTGAAGAGCGTCACAGTCGTCGCTGAAAACGAGGACGGAACGTTGGTCGTCAGTGCTTCCGTCACGAACGCGGTGACGGCGCCGGGCGCGATGTTGCTGGTGCCGACACCACCGATGATGATCTTGTCCGTTGTGATCGACGACGCCTTGAGGTTCACCGTCTCGATAGCCCCGGCAGCGATCTTTCCGGAGGTGATCGTACCGTCGGCGATGACATCGGAGGCGATGTAGATCTTCGGCGTGGGGCCGGAGTTGTCCACCAAGAACACCGCCACGCCCGGCAGGTCCGGCGCGGTGATGAAGAAACGGTCGGCATTGATATGCACCTCGCCGATAGCGCCGCCGGCCCCGTCGCTTTTGGCGACCACAGTAAAGCCGGCCTTCGCCGCTTCCGCCGTCGCCTCCAGCTCATAGGCCGCGATGGCGCCCGATGGGGTCACTGCCACCACGAACCGCGCCGCAAGGCTCGCGCCCACATCGCCGAGTGCCGCCTCCAGCGTCTCAATCTGCGTTGCCATCGCGCTATCGGCGCTGGCCCGCGTCCCGGCCTCAGACGTGATGGAAACCGAAAGCGCCGCGTCCGCTGTCTCCATGCTGGACTGGAGCGTGGTGATCTGGCTGCTGAGGGCAGTGTCGGCGCTGGCGCGGGTGCCCGCCTCGCTGCTGATGGACGCCGACAGGCTGGCATCGGCGGTCTCCAGCGTCGATTGGAGAGTGCTGATCTGCACCGCCAAAGCGCTGTCAGCCGTCGCGCGGGTCGTGCTCTCCGTGGTGATGAGCGCGGAAAGGGACACATCCGCAGCCTCCAGCGAGGCTTGCAGATCCGTGATCTGCTGCACCAGCGCGCTCCCCGGTCCGGTCGCGGCGGTGATCTCCTCGGAAAAGCGCGCCGTCGCCGCACCGAGCCGCTGCACCAGGGTGCGGGTCAGTTTCAGCCGGTTGAGGTCGCCCGCCGCGTCCACGTCGGCCAGCAGCTGGGACAGCCGCTCGATCGAATTCCGCAGATCAAGCACATCGACCGCCGTCTTCGCCACCACCAGGTCGTGCGTCGCGTCCGTGAACTGTTCCGCAGACACCGGGAGCTTGCTGCCGTCGATCACCGGCGCGGCCACCTCCACCGTCGCCCACGGGCCTTGTGTCGTGCCCACTGCGGAGACCTGAAGCCGGAGCGCCGCCGGCTCCGCCACCACGGACAGTTCCGCCGCCGTGGCATCCGGGAGCGAGGTCCAGCTCTCCCCTTCGTCATAGGAGATCCGTGCCCGGTAGAAGAGCGCGCCCGACGCAGGAAACCACGAAGCGGAGAGCACCGGCTCCAGCACGTTTTGCTCCAGCGTCGCCAGCAAGCCCGCGACGATGGGCGCCTTGGGCAGGCTGAGGGACGGCAGGCCCGGCAGGGGATCGGGCGCGCCATCGTCGTCATGGACGCGCGGATCGTCCACGACGAAGGTCAGAGACACGCGGTCTCCGCTCGGCGCCCCGGACAGGGCAATGCAGCGGCGTTGCCATGCCGAGCCCAATCCATGGGCGAAGGTCGGCAGCTCCGACCCATCGACACGCGCGAGCACCGCCGCGAGCGTCTGCCCCTGCGCCGCCTCGACGATGGCGAGATCCGCCGCATCGAGGACGCACAGGGCATCCGATCCACCCCGCGTGCATTTCACCGGGCCGAAGGCGGCACCCGTCCTGTCGCGCAGCACCACATAGTGCTGCCCCGCGCCAGCCCAGGCGGGCGCCGGTTCAAGGGTGAGGGTCGCACCGGCCCGCGCCGCCACCACGCCGGCGGCGCCCCACGCCCCCGGAAGATCCGACTGGATCTGCACATGCTCGCCGAGGCTGATCAGCCGCCCGTCGTGTTCCGTGGTGACCGAGGGTCGCACCCGGCGATAGACATTCTGCCGATAGTGGAAGCCGGCTTCCCGGTAGGCCTGCGCCCGCTGCACGATGCCGGGGATCTGCATGCGCATCGGGTTCTCGGCCACGATGCCGGCAGGATACTGGACCTCCTCGGCCTGCCACGTGGTCTCATCCACATACTCGACAATGACCGCATCCGCCGCGTCGGAAGAAGCGAACTCATAGTCCACGGCGAAGGTGCCGCGCACCGTCTCCCGATCCGTGAGCAACATGCTGGGCACGGCCCGCCATTCGTCGCGCACCAGCGTGAGCATGTCTCCAGCCCAACGATGCTTCGCCCGGACGGTCGCCAATGCCGTGTCGAAGGCCTCAGGAACGCCGACCGACGAGGTGAATTCATAGTCGAAGCAATCGCCCCGCGCCGCCGCCGTCGCCGCCAGCATTAGGACGCCCTGCAGATCGACCTTCGCGGCCGACCGCCGCGCGCCATAGTCCGTATTGGTGGCCATGTCCCAGAAGGCCCAGGCGGGCGAGCGCGTCGGCTGTTCCACCCAGGCCGATCCGGTCCACACCGGCAGGATCCGCGTCTCGATCACCTTCAGGGCCTGCGCCGCGGCCGAGGTCAGCTGTTGCGTCGCCTTGAGGCGGAGCGCAATCGTGCTCACCCCGGCGAAGGCGCGCGGCCCCGACAGGAAGGCCCGCAGCCCCATCCACACGATGGTGTCCGAGACGTTGCTGTCCGTGCTCGGCGGCGAGGTCCGCTTCAGGCGGACCTCATAACGGCCGGGCGCGACGGGGACCTTGAAGCTCCAGCGCTTGGGCTTGTTCGTCAAGCCGCCAAGGCTTTCGGCGAGAAGCTGCGTCCAGCCGCCCGTGGGCGCGCCGAGATCGTTGACCGGCCGGTACTCTGCCACGATCGGCACGAAATAAGGCCGCCGGTCCCCGTCCGAATTCGTGGTGTAGATGCCACCCGGCGCGGCGGCATCAATGGCGATATCCGTGGTGGTGGTGCCGGCCGGCGCCGAGATGAAGCCGCCCACGTAGCCATCGGCCGGCTTTGGCAGCTCCTGCCCCGACACCTCCGGCGAGGAATAGACGTTGACGGGAAAGAGCGTGACCTCTTCGCCCGGCTCATAGAAGGCGACCGACACGCCGGTGAATTCGGGGTTCACCCCGCTCGCGGCATCCCACAGGATGGTGTCATCCATGAGGATCTGTTCGCGGCTGTACCGCCCACAACCCTCGGAAAGCAGGATGTTCAGATATTCATCGTTCCCGATGTATTCCGACCAGGGCACTGCGGCGTAGTCGGGAGACCTCTTCACGCGTCCATAGCTGACGGGGATGCTCTGCAGAAGCCGGGCAGAGTTGGCCTGCTTTGCGAAGCTGTAGACCTGCCCCGCATCGTCATCCTGTCCGCCGGCCTTGGCCTTCACCAGCGTCGAGACGAGGAATGATCCGCCGATGAGGAAAGCCGCGCTGCCGACGCTGGCGGAGATCCCGAGGCCGAGGCCCGCGATCCACGTGCCCACCCCCGGCGCGAGGAGCGAGAGGCCGACCAGCGCCACGAGGCCGAGCACCTGTTTGTTCTGCGCCCGGCTTCCCCCGAGCGGCCTCGACATGACCACCAGCCGATCCGAGGCGCGGATGCGGCGCCGGCGCCAGTCGGCGCGCAGCACCGGCTCGCCGTTGATGGCGACGACGGTCGGCAGGATGTCGGTTGCCCAGGCACGCGGCGCGCCGCCCGATCGGCGCGCACGGCGCAGGAAGCCGGCGACCGTTTCGCGCGCACGGGGCTGCGCCCGGCCGAGCACCTGTCCCGGCAGGACGATGTGAACCGCTTCGTGCATGGTGTCCTCAGATGGGCTCGAAGAAGCGCAGGCGCGCCCATCCGCGGGCGCGTAGGGTCACCATGGCGTCGAGGGCGACGCCGGCTTCGGCATCGGCATGCAGCACCCGCCCTTCGGGCTGGAGCCAGATGCCCACGTGCGCGCCCTGCGTCACGCGCGCCATGAGCACAAGCGCACCGTCAGACGGCGCCACGAGTCCCGCCGGATTGGGAGGAAGCTCCCGCCAGCGCTGGCGCTCGGGATGGACGGCGAGGGTGTCCACCATCCACCGCCAGGTCACCGCATCCGGGATCTCCACCGCGGGAAGGTGGCGCCCCCACAATGACGCCTCCACCTCGCACGCGAGGTGCCAGCACGAGGCTCCGGGAGACCATGGCCGGCCGATGAGGGCGGAGAGATAGGCCGCGCGGGCTGGCGCATCCGCAGTCATCAGGCGATCAGGGAGCTGAATTCCCGGCGCGAATAGATCCGCCGCGGGAACTTCATGTTGGTGAGATCGTCGAATGAGGCGGTGCCCTCGACGGTTGACCCGGCGACCGTCACCTTGCGGAGAAGGAATTCCCACGGGCCGCAGACCGGCTCGCTCACGTCATCCTCGCGGTACTGCCGGAACAGCACCTTGAGATCCGCCCTGTAGCCGATGGCCGCTTCAAGGTAGGGCAACACGTCGCGCGCCACGTTATCGATGACGACGCGGCACTGAGGCACCTGCTGTTCCGAGAAGTTCGGCGCATCCGCAGAGAAGGCGATCGGAGTGAACTCCGCCGGCGACCCGGCATCGAATGTCGCCCCCGGCTCGATCCCGAAGGTGCGTGGCTCCGCATCGCAGACGAAGCGCAGGGGGATCGGCTCGCCGCTTTCGAGGAAAGCCGGGTGCTGCAGCTCGATCGTATCGAACACGAGCACGCTGTTGGGGCAGGAGGCCTCAGCCTCGGCCCATGCCTCGGTCCACAGATCCGCCATCTTAGGACACCACGGAAGGAGGGAACACGTAGAGGTCGAACACGACGCGCACCTTGTCGCCGCTGGCGCTCCATCCGAGCGTGCCGGCGCGCATCTGCACCGTGCGTGTCGCGAAGGCCGCGCCGTCGAGGCTCACCGGCATGCGGAAGCGCACCGAGGCGTTGAACAGCGATCCCGAAACGAACGCCTGAAAGGCCGCGAACTCGGCCGCCGAGAGATCGGCCGACCATTTGATGAGCGGCAGCGCATCGCCCGGCCGGCGCCGTGTGCGGATGTTCCCCGCCTCCATCTCGGTTTCCAGCGGGTCGCGGAACGGCTTCACGTCCCACGTGTCGCGCAGCGGCTCGAACGGCACAGCGGCCGGCCAGACGGGGAGGCTCATCGGCCGACACCGCGCATGGGATTGAGGCCGAAGCGGGCGCGCACGGCCTGCCCCATCGGCCCCATGGTGGTCATATCGTTGGTGAAGATCTTGCGCACCATGGCCTCGATATCGGCCGTGGCGTCGCGCAGCGCAGCCCTCAGATTGTCCCTGTCGCTGGCGCGCCCGTCGTTCCCGCCGCCGGGCTGGTTGATGACGAAGGAAGGCGCCACGCTCACAGTGTTGCTGAAGGCGTTCCGGATCATGGTCTCGGCCGGGGAAATGGGCACGCGCACATCCACCGGGATCCGGCGACCGTCCGGCAGGGGCACGGCCGCTTCCGGCCCGGCCTCTCCGAAGATCGCCGCGTTGCGCGAGACGCCGCCACGCGCATACTTCTTCAGCTTGCGGGGGCCTTGCGGGGTGTGGACACCGCCATCCGCATACCAGGTGGTCCCGCCCGAGAAGGCCGAGCCCGCGGACTTCACCAGTCCGCCGACGATGCCGCCGCCACCCGACCCGAGCGGCCCTTCGCCGAGCAAGGCCGCCTTCAGCGCCATTTCCGCGAGGAGCTTGATGCTGTCCTTCAGGACATCATTCCAGTTCTTCGTTCCGTCGATCAGGCCCATGATCGAGCTTTGCGCGAGATTGCCCACCTCCTGCTGCATCTCGCGCTGGCGCTCCTGCGACGCCTTCGTCTTTTCGACGGCAGCGGTCACGTCGCCATAGCGCGCGGCGAGCATCTGAAGTTGCTGGAGCTGTTCCGGCGAGAGCTTGAGATTGTGCTCCTGCGCCGTCGCGATGGCGTCCATCATGAACTTGTATTCGGCGGCGGCCTGCGTCGTCATGCCGAGCTGCGCCTGTTCCTGCTGAAGATCCCGCAGGCGCTCCGACATGGTTTTCTGCACGTCCTTGAAGCCATAGCCGATGGACGGATCCGGCGCCGGAGCGGGGGCCGTGGGCGCGCTGTCGCTCTTGCCCTTCAGCTCATCAAGCCGCTTCTGTGCAAGCTCCACCGCGGCGATGTACTTTTCCAGCGCCGCCGTCATTTCCGCCGTGTCGGCGGTCGGCATCTTCGCATTGTACTTGCCGGCCCAGCCGCCGACCTTCTGGTTCGCGGCGACGGCGCGGGCGTACTCCAACTCGGCCTGCGCATCGGCGAGTGCCTTCTCGGCATTCGCCACGTGCTGGTCAGCCAGGGCCTTCAGCTCTTCCTTGGCACCAGGCGCGCCGGCCTTGACCTGCGCAATGGCCCCGTCGAGGTCCCCCATCGCGCTCTTGTGCGCCTCGGCAGCGACCTTCGCTTGGTCCTGCCGGAGAGCCAGCGCGGCAATGGTCCCCACCGCCGCAGCAATGACAATGCCCCATGGACCACCGAGGAGGCTCAAGGCGGCACTGAGGCCAGCCGACGCCAGCGCCGCCGTGCGCTGTGCCGCCGCGACCGCGAGGATGGTGGCGTTCAGGGCGGTGATCCTGCCGGCGGCCGTGACCGCCGCCGCCGCCGTAGACGCCAGCGACGCGGCCAGAGGGCCAAGCACGATGCCGGAGGTGACCGCACCGATCGCGACGCCGATCGCGAGGATCTCCGTCTTGTACTTCTCCAGCGCGGCAGCCCCTTCGAGGACGCCGGACTTCAGAGCGACCTCGATCTTGAGCGCCAGCATGTCGAACATCTTGGCGACCTTGGCCGCCTCTTTCGCTACCTCATCCGACATGATGAGGCCGAGCCGCCGGGCCTCTTCGCGCGCCTGCGAGATCGCTCCGATCCCCTGATCCATGAAGCGGAGGAACTGCTCGCCGCCGGAGCCGCCGAAGATCTCATCGGAAATGCGGATCTGCCCCGCCTTGCTGAAGCGCTTCATCTTGTCGATGATCTCTTCGAACAAAGCGGCGGGATCCTGCAGCTTCTGTTTCAGATCGGCGGCGGTGTAGCCGAGGCGCTTGAACGCCTCCTCGCTCGATCCCGCGCCGGTGCGGATGAACTCATCCGCCCGCAGCTGCATTTCCTTCAGGCCATCGGTCAGCGCATCCACGCCGACGCGGGCCTGTTCGGCGGCAAACTTCAGCTCCTGAAAGGGCTCGAAGGCGACGCCGGCCTTCTGCGCCTCGGCCGCGAGATCCGCGACGGAGGTGGCCGCCGCCTTCAGCGTCGTGATGGCGCCGGCAATGCCACCGCTGGCGATGATGCCGGCGCCGCCGAGCGCCTCGAAGGCGGAGCTGATCGAGGCCGTGGACCCGTTGAAGTAGTTCTTCAGGTTCACCGCGTTCTGCTGCGCCCGCTTCTCGATCTCCAGAAAGCGGCGGTTCGAGACGGCCTTCGCCTTCTCGAAGTTCTTTTCGAAATCGCGGATCCGCGCCTCAAGGGCAACGACAAGACGTTCCTCTTCGCCGGCCATCAGTCCACTCCCCGCGCAATGGTGCGGATCTCCAGGCCGCGCCTGCGGCCGAGTTCCTTGATTTCCTTGATGTCGTACCCCGCCCCGTCGAAGCGGATGCGGTCCAGCAGGGTCACGCCGGCGAGCCAGCGGATGCGGAAGATCGTGGCCGTGTCGCCCTGCAGGCCGGAGCCCTGAAGGAATTCCGATGTGCTGGACTGGATGAGGCTCGCCCACAGGGTTGCCACGGGCGCCCATGTGGTGGTGAGCACGCCATCGGCGTCCCGCGCCTCGGTGCCGCGCTCGATCGTGACGCGCCGGTCCATCTGCCCCGCCTTCACCGCGCCACCTCCACCAGGCTTTCGACGGTGACCACGCCGTGGGAGGTTTCCCCGTCCGGATCACGCAAGAGGCGGACCGACGACACGATGGCCGTCACGGCCCGGTGCCCCCCTTCAAGCGGCAGCGTCGCGCCCTCCACCGCCGCCACGATGCTGTCCGCGATGTCACGGGCGAGCGGCGCGCTCTTCGTCCAGACGTGCAGCGTGGCGTAGAGGCGCCGCTCGCGGCCGCAGAGGGATTGCGGCTCGCGCACTGCCTGCCCTTCTCCGAACAGGATCGAAGGGAAGCGCTGCGGTGCGCCGTCCCCATCGATGATGTTGGCGGCAGGCACCAGCGCGAGGAGGTCCGGCTCCGCGACGAACCGCGCGAGGAGCGCCCGTTGCAGGGCGCGATCCGGCGCCATCAGGTGGCGGAAGCGTGCACGACAACCACGTTGGAATTGATCTCCAGCGTGGACGTGAGCTTGATGATGGCGTTCGCCTCATCCGCCTGATCATTGGCCGACATCACCAGGGCAGCGAAGTACCGCATAGAGTTCTTCGGGGAAGCGCCGGCGGACGGCTTGTCAGCAAACTCGATCTTGAACGAGTAGCTGTCGCGGGCTGCCGCTGCTGCGCGCAGCGCGAGCTGGCCCGCATCGGCATAGTCCGAATTCATCGTGACTTCCATCGAGCCCGCATTCTTCGTGCCCTTGGCCTTGCGGGTCCGCCCACGGCTGAGAACGTTGGAGGTGATGAGCTCGGAGGTGTCACCGAACGACCCGATGCTCTCCACCTCGCCGATCTCGGTCCAGACCTCGGCCGTGAAGTCGGCGGACGTGAAGTCCGTGGCGCCGGGCACCTTGACGGCCCCGATATAGATCTTCGATCCGCTCGCGCTGAAGAGTGCCATGGTGCTTGCTCCTAACCTTTGGCTGTGAACATGGCGTCGAAGGCCGCCGCAGTGAGCGGCGCCTGCGGCGCGGCTTCCTTCCGCCCGCCGAACAAAGCGGCGAGCATGTCGATCCGCCCCTCATGGGCAGCGGCGATCTGCGGAATGGGCGTGGCGAGGGCGACGGCCGGGGTCCAGCCCAGCCAGCCAGTCGCGGCCTTGAAGAGCCAGGCGTGATAGTCCGCGTGGCTCATGCGTCGAAAGGGCGAGCCTCCGGCCTGTCTTCCGCCTCCGCCTTCGGGCTGCGCCCGCCATTGGCCAGCAGGATCACGAACCGGATCAGATCCGGCGCGATGTTCATGACGCCGGCGGCATAGACGCGGGCATCAAGATCGCCGGGAGCCGACAGGCCGATGCCGGCCCGCGCCACGTCGATTGCCGCCGGCAGGTCATAGGCCTCCAGCTTGTCGATCAGCGCCCCGAAGCTCTGGTGCGCGCGGCAGAGCGCCATGGCGGCGCCGAGGGTGGGCGCCAGGGTGAAGGCGTCGCCGCCGAGGGAAAGGCTCACGTGGCCGTCGAGAAGGTCTGTCATTTGGCGTCTTTCACCGCTTTGCGAATGGCCCGCTTGATGGCCGAGGCAAGCTTCTTCCGGTGCAGGCGGAAGGCTGGCCAGAAGAAGGGTTCGGCCTTGGTGCCGGGGTGGCGGGTGCCCGCGAAGAGGCCCCGGTTTTCGTGGGGAGCGGTCCCGAACTCCACCAGGTGGGCGTAGCGCACCTTGGTGTTGCCGGCGGTCACGAGCACCTGCAGCTCGGGCACCACCTGCCGCCCGCCGGGCTGGGAATAGGGCGGCGTCGTGGACCCGCCCGGCGTCACGGCGATACTTTCTTTGAGGTCGCCGTCATCGACGGGCGCGAGTGCGCGCATGTCATCCGCGAGCGCACTGCCGGCCTTCAGAAGGGCCGGCTGCACCGCAGCCCGTACATTCTGCGGGATGGCGTTGAGCTGCCGGTTGAGACGGGCAAGCCCGTTGTCCACCTTCGCCACGCTACACCCGCACCCGGCGGAACCCGGCCGTGAGGCGGTTCGCGCCGAAGGGAAGGTCGGAAGCGGAGACGCCGACCGTCACCGCTTCCCGGTTCTCATAGAGGTGGCCGACGATGAGGAGCGCCGCCCGGCGGATCGCGGCCGGAACATCACCCGGCTCGCCATACCCTGCCTCGAATGTCACCGAGACCGCATCGTCGCGGGGATAGGTGGCAGGCCAGGACTGGCCATAGGCGAGCTTCAGATAGGGGTCGGCGGCACCGTTCAGCACCCCACCATAGACTTGTGCCGCCAGCGGGCGGGAGACCCCATCCGATCCCCAATAGGTCACGGAGGAAACCGCCCGCACCGGCGCGAGGGGCAGGCGGATGACGCCGCAGGCGGGGAAGCACGGCAGATCCTGCCGCCACACCTGCGTCACCAGCGCCCGCCCCAGCTCGCCGCTGTACCCGTCCAGCAAGCTTTCCGCCGCCGCGATCAGATCCTCGATCAGGTCATCATCGTCGGGCAGGTCCACCTTCAGGGCGAGGCGTGCTTCGGCGACGGTCAGGAGCGCCGATGTGGGAGCGGTCACCCGCACCGGCGCGAGCACGTCAGGCCTCATCGGCCGCATGCCGCGCCAACGCCGCCTCTACAATGGCGGAGCCGTCGAGGCGGGTGTCATTCATGTCCGGCTCGCCCACGGTCGGCACGAGGCGCAGCAGCTGGACAGGGACGACCTCTTCCGGGGCAGGAGCCTCGGGGGCGGGGGCGACCTCTTCGGGCGCCGGGGCCTCGGGGGCGGTGATCTGGTTTTCGTCGGTCTCGGCCATCTCGATCCTCCTGATTGGGCCGGCGGCGCCGGAGCGCCGCCGGAACGCATGACCGACCTCAGGCCGCGATCTTGAGCGCCTTCATGGGCTCCGGGTTCTGCACCCCGCCGCCCACGCGCTTGCGGGTGTAGAAGCCCACATAGGGCTTGTTCGTGAGGGCATCGCGCAGGATCGAGATGCCGACGCGGTCCACCACCAGGTAGGTGGCGGCCATGTCGCCGAAGAGCATGGCGATGTTGTCCGCGGCCACGCCCGGCATGTCCGGCACATCCACGATGGCTTCTCCGGCGATGGTGGAGGGCTGGCCCGCCACATAGGACGGCTGCCACAGATAGTTGCCCTGACCATCCTTCAGCTTGCGCACCGCCGAGCGCGTGAGGCGGTTCATGTACATCTTCGCGCCAGGACGGAAAGCATCCGGGAGCGCATAGATGAGATCGATGATGCCATCCGCGGTGACGGCCGCCGCCGCCCCGGAGTTTTTCACCTCGATCGCCCCCCACGGATGCTTCGCCGCGTTGGCGCCGCCGGTCACATAGGTGAGGATACCGAACGGCTTGTTGGCGCCGTCGCCGGACAGAAAGGCGATGTTCTCCTGACGGGAGAACTCGGTGTCCACCTCGCCCGCGAGCCACGCTTCGATATCGACTTCCGCGTCTTCGAGGAGCGTCTGCGACGCGAAGGGGAAAGCGTACATCTCGCCGGGGGTGAAGGTCAGGGGGGCGAGCTGCGGGGTGCTGGTGGCGGGCCGGGCCGCCGTCTCCCCGACCCAGCCGGAGCCGACCGAACGGTCATTGAAGACCTTGGTGAAGCCGGCCACGGAGATGCTCTGCACCTGCGCATTCTGGCGAATGGGCGAGATCTCCTTCAGCTTGCCGGTGATGGTGCGGTCCCACTCCACTGGGGCGAGATAGCCGCCGTCCGCGTTGGTGCCGACCGTCATCGCCGCACGCGGGCCGGAGCGGTTCATGGCCTTGATCTGCGTCTCGCCCTCGCCCTCGCGGAAGAAGGCCGCCCACGCGGTGCTGTAGGCCGGATCCGTGGGCGCGGGCCGATGGTCTCCGGCGCTCGCCCCGGCGGCGGCCTGCTTGGCCACGATGTCATCGAGCGCCTTCTGTGCCGCCTCGATCGCCAGATCGATCTTCTCCAGCTTGGCGGTCACAACGGTGTCTTCGGCCTTGCCCTTCAGCCTCTCATCGTTGGTCTTCTTGTACTCCTCGAAAGCCTCATTGAGCTTGGCGAGGATCTGCGCCGGGTTGCTGGCGTCGGCACGCGGGGTCGCGTGGACGGCGCGGGGAACGGGGACAAGCGCGGTCGCGCCCAGGAGGGCGGAGGTCGAAACGTGGTGCATGGCGAAACCTTTCAGGATTTCAGGTTGGCAAGGAGGGCGGCCGCGAGGCCGGTCCAGTCGTCGCCAGCGCCCGGCGTGGCGTCTTCAGGGGCAGCGCCCGGCGTGCCCTTGATCTTGGAAATGCGGGTGCGTGCCTGCGCGCGGGTCATGCCGCCAGACACGAGGGTCAGCTCCAGCGAGCGAAGTTCATTCACGGCACGGTCGGATGCGCGGGCGACATCGTCCACCTTCACCGCATCGGCCGGCAGGAGGCCGTCCGCGAACCCGCGCTCGATTGCGATCGAGCCGGACATATAGGTTTCGGCGTCCATCCACTTCGCGATCGCTGCGGCATCCTGCCCCGAGCGCTGCGCGTAGAGGTCGGCCATCGCCCGATCGAAGGGCTCCAGCCAGTCGGCCACCTCGCGCATGTCATTGCGGTTGCCGGCGGCAACGACCCACGAATTGTGGATCATGATGAAGGAGGCCGCGCCGACCTCGATCCGATCCCCGGCCATGGCGATGAGGCTCGCGGCCGAGGCGGCCCAGCCCATGACCTTGACCGTGATGTCCTGCGGATGCTCACGCAGCACATTGTAGATGGCGAGGCCTTCGAACACGTCGCCGCCCGGCGAGTTGATCTGCACCTCGACGGGGCGGTCACCGATGGCGCGCAGCTGCTGCGACACCTTCTTCGCCGTCACGCCGCCGCCGCTCCAGAAGTCCTCTCCGATCATGTCGAACATGGTGATCACGTTGTCGCCGGGGGCGAGCGCCCGCACGCCGGCCGCGTCCTCGCCCCACCGCTCCAGGGCGGCAGGCGAGGTGAACGCCTGCACCATGCGCTCGGCGGGGATCGGCATGGCGCCAGGGCGCGCCTTTGCCATGATCCGGCCCATGCAGCAGGCCGGCTTACGCTGCAGTCGCATTTCCCTTGCTCCCTTGATCTGCCGAGCCGCCGGCCATCACGTGCGGCGGCGCGTCGCGCTCCGGTAGATCCAGCACGTCGCGCACCTCATCCACCCACATCCACGGCGCACTGCCGCCGGCGCCGAGCGCCTTGGCGAGAAAGTCCGCCTGATCTTTCATCGACCCGCGCAGCAGCGCGCCCGCGTTGAACTTGACGGCCATTTCGTCCGCCTCGGCCTCGGTCAGCAGCGTGCGCTCGCAGGCCTGTTGCCACGCCTCGAACCATGGGTTGAGTGCATAGGTGACAAAGAATTGGCCGAGGGCCTCGATGCCGGAGCCCCAGCTCGTCTCATCGAGCATGAGGAGCGGACGCGGCACCCCTGTGATCCGGCCGATTTCCTCGATCTGCATCTTGCGGATCTCGATCATCTGCGCGTCCCGCGCCGTCGAGGAGATCGGCACATACTTCATCCCCTCTTCGAGGATGAGGTTGCGCCCCGCCTTGTCGGCTCCCGACTTACTGTCAAGGCTCTCCTGCAGGCGCGCATACGCCTCCAGTGAGAGGCGCTCGGGATGCTCCAGCGCGCCGCCCACCATCGTGCCGTTGCGCATCATGCGGGCGGCGGCGAGCTCGGCCGCGAGCGCGATGCCCACCGCCTCGGCCGCCTGTTTCACCAGCGAGAGGCCGGAAATGCCGTCGAGGGTAATCCCGCGCAGATGCAGGATGTCCCGCGCGGGATAGCGCACGGCCGCGCCCTTCACGGGCCGGTAGACATAAGACACCGACCAGTCCGCCCCTTGCTCCGGCGTCACGAGGTCCGGATCCAGCGGCACCATCTGCGTTGGGGTGAGCGCTCCGCCGGCGCGCAGGTTCGGGCTGCGGACCACAAGCGCATAGCCGTTGCCCTTCACCAGGGCGCGCAGCTGCATCAGGACGCGGAAGTCAAACGCCGTCTGCCACGCATTCGGCCGGCGATGCAGCAGCCGGTACAGCGGATGCGTGTCGCGCTTCTTCTTCGTGGTGTTGTCGATCAGGTGCAGCGGCAGCATGCCGATGCTCCCCGAGATGAGCGACACCGCGCGGAACATGGCCGGGTTCTTCAGCGCCTTGTCCACGTTGACGTGGATGCCCGTCGCCGTCTCCGACACGCCGAACCGCAGCAGCTCGGAAATGAGCGGGTTCGCGACGGCGCCGCCTTCCGCGCGCGCCCGGCGGCGGAACACGTTCCAAATGTTCATGCCCGCCTCACACCATGAGAATGCCGCGGCTCTCGTAGACCGAGAGCCCACGGGCAACCGGATTGCGGCTCACCATGTCCACCGCATTGAAGAAGGCCATGAGCGGGTCGATCTTCGCCGAGGCCTTGCGCTTCGTGATGTAGATGTTTGAGCCCCGGTGTTCGGCCATGGCGTTGCCGACGCACCAGTTGAACAGCCCCGAGCCGCAATGCTTCAGCGTGCCGTCCGCGAGCTTGCGCTCGGCCGCAAAGATCGCCGAGGACAGCTTGTAGCCCTGCGACACGCCAAGCACCTGCGGGTGCACGATCTCGTGCTCGGACAGCGCATCGAGGAGCGTGATGGCGAGCGCCGGATCAAGGCCGATGGCGCCGGCCTGCGGCAGAAGGCCCGCATGCTTGAGGCGCAGGATGATCGCCACCACCTCGGCGATGTCCTGCGTCACTTCCTTGCACACCACCAGGTCGCCGGCCTTCTCGAAATCCCGAAGCGTCTCGGCAATTTCCTTGTGACGCTCGAAGAGCTTCGGCTGTGCCCAGGCGCGAGCCCAGGCGCGCCACTGGCGCGTCACCTTGTGCCGGCCGGCCACGGCGAGGCCGAACAGGTCATCCATGCCGCCGATGTCGCCGCCCACCACCGCCACATCCGATGTCGCAATGATGCTATCGAGCGTGATGCCGGGGTCCGCCGCCTGAGGCCAGAAGTCCGCGCCGATCCAGCGGTCATTGTGCATGGCCATGCCGATCTGCACATTGAGGTGCTGGGAGGCCCATTCCTGCGCGGCCTGATCGCCCTTCTCCTGCGCGGTGCGCCATTCCTTGGCGAGGCGCTCGATCGTGAGCGAGCGGCCGAGATTGGGCAGCACCATCGGCCAATTCTTGGGATCCGCCCACGGCTTGCCCTCTGCCGTCTGCATCTTCTCCGAGAACTCATAGAGAATGGGGAGCATGCGCACCCCTTCGGCAATCGTCCCGTCGCGCACACCGCGGGCATAGGTCAGCTCATCCTTGAACACGCCGGCCGGCGGCGTCGCCGATTGCGTGGTGATGATGATCAGGAGGCTTTCGGGGTTCGTGATCATGCCGCCGCGGATCTGGCCGAGAACGCGGCTGGCGTAGCTCGCTGCCGCCATCTCGTGCAGTTCGTCCACGATGGCAAAGGCGGGGATAGAGCCGGTGACCACCTTCGGGCTAAAGCTCGTGATCTTCAGCTTCACGTTTCGCTTGACCCCCGTGATGGGATCCACATGGAGATCAAGGATCGTCTTCTTGTGCTCGATCACGTCGAAGCGGCGCTTCAGATAGGGATCGAGCGCGATCATGGCCGCCGCCTGCGCGAAGCACTTGTCGGCCACCTCCTGCGTCGGCCCGACGATGACCCCTTCCACGTTGGGGCGCTGGTTGAGCTGCAGGGCCAACAGGCCGAGCGCGGCGGCGTTTGTCGTCTTCCCGTTCTTCTTCGGCACCAGGTTGAAGATCTCGCCGACGAAGCGTTCGCCGGTCACTGGATCGATGGAGCCGAAGGCCGCGCGCACGATGTCCCGCATCCACGGCCCGGCCACCTCCGCCATGGTGGGCGTGCCGGGGATGTCAGGCACCCGCAGCTTGTCGAAGAGGGCCACCGCACAATCGGCGAGCACCGGATCCAGAGGCAGGGACGGAATGGGCGTGAGTCCCTTCCGCAGCCTGTCTTCCCAATCGAGGCAGGCGAAGGACAGCGCGGTCAATGCTGCCGCCGGCCTTCGAGACGCGCATAGATGTCGCCGTAATCGTCGGGGACGGCTTGGGCATCTTGGACGCGCTGTTCTTTCTTGCCCAAGGCCGGCGCCTTCGCGTCGTCGTCATCATCCCCGCGAGGATGGTTCCGGGGCGCCAGCGGACCCGCCCCGTCAAGCCGCTCCAGCAGCAGGCGGACGGACGGGGTGTGTCCCTCGCGCGCCTTGTGCACGAGCACGTCCAGCAGCATGCCCCGGATGTGCACCGCGCCGTCCATCAGCTCGCGGGAAAAATGTTTGCGCAGGGTCTTCTCATCGATCCCCATGTTCGCGGCGATGGCCTTGTGGGTCCAACCCTCCGCGACGCGCACCATTACAAACTGTTGATTTTCCTTGTCTTTCCTGAAGCTCGGTCGGCCACGCCGATCCCGAATGGGCTCGATCGCATTCCCGAATAGATCACACGGGGCGGCATCAGGGGCCGCCCCGCCCGATTTCTCATCAGCCAAGGAAAAAATCTCCGAATGGGGGGGCCGCGGGTCCCGGCGGGAGAGGGGTGGGGCGTTTTGACCCCCCTCCCCTCCTCGCCAGACCACGGCTTACAGGTGTGTTTTTAGGCATCGCCCGCGCGGCGGCGCGGCGGGCGGGTATCAGCGGGCGCGGCGCTCGGCCGATTGCTTCGCCCCGTCGTGGCAGGGCTTGCACAGCGTCTGCAGGTTGCCCTCATCCCAGAACAGCACGGGATCCCCACGGTGCGGGCGGATGTGGTCGCACACCAGCTGCCGCCTGTTGGAGATCACCTTCCCGCAAGCCGGCATCTGGCACCCGAAGAGGTCGCGCGTGAACACCCGCTCGCGCACCTGTTGCCATCGGGCCGACTTGTACCAGGCGCGCCAAGGCGCCTCGGCTGCGCGCTGGCGGCTGCGCTCGGCTTCATCTGCGCTCTGTGTCGGGAGACGGCTCGGGGTGGCAGGCAGGCGAGGCGGCGCGGATTGAAGGCGCGGCATCGTTCCCCTCTAACGCAAGAGCCCCGCGCGGCGAATACCGGCGGGGCTCTCTCGAAACCTGTTTATCTGTGGATGAAGGTAGTCAAATTTTCGTCGCATGGTCAAGCACCAATCTGCGCCGACCGAGGCGAGTGACGCCTTCAGATATCCCGGAAGGATTTTCGTTTGTTTTTATGAGATATTTTTATGTCTAACCCGTTCTTTGCTTCAAATTCACGTATTTTTTCTTCTATCATTTTCTTTCGATTTGAATTAAATGGAATTCCAATTTTTTTACTACCTGCGTTGCACTCAAATATATTTATAAAAAAACCATATAATGTTATTCCATCAATATCACTAATTTTCCTTTTATTATATGACAGTATTTCATTTGCATGAATAACACGAATTTCTTTCTGTGAATATACCCATATGTAAGACGCAGATGTGTGCAATAGCATGTATTCGCATTTTTCTATAAGTTTATTATCTATTGAGGCGGGCATTTTCTTTGCTTGTATTATTAGCGATTTATCAAAACTACCGGGACCATTGGTTGATAATGATAAAAACAGATCTGCACCAATCCAATATTCGTCAGATTCGCCACCGCGATCTTTAATATCCTGTTTTTCAATTGCTATTTCAGTTTTTCCAAGCTGCATATTCCTACTTATTGTCTTTAGCCGCTCAGCAATGCTAGCGGTTATTTGATGTTCTTGAGTATAAGAGTATTCCTCTTGCACAACGTTATTTGCCTCGGAAGCCAGAATTCTTGATATTGTTTTTTGATCTCTCGTTAGTGCCATTTTTCAGTCCGAGTCGAAAAGGAGTCACCGTTTAGATCTTAGTTCATAGTCATCCATAATTTCTAACATGCTTCAACCCAAAGCTACTCAATATAGGCGAGCGCCGGCAGGAACCACGGCTCCCGAGGTGCTGCAGGAGCGAGGGGCTGGCTCCCCTCCAGCCGCCCCGCAAGCTCGCCGGCGAGCACCACGAGCGCCTCCCACCACACCACATACTGGGCCCGGCTGAACTCCACCAACGCGGGATCGACCTTGTGCCGGAGGCAGCAAGCGACGGGCCGGCGATCCGTGCCGAGCATCACGCGCACTCGCCCGCGCCGATCCGTATCCGCCACCAGCGCCTCGGCCTCGATCCCGTGCCACGGCGGGCGGCTCCCGCCCTTCGCATGCGCGACCACAAGGGCGAAGGCCTCGGCCGGCAGGCGCAGCACAGCGTCATGGATCACAAGCGCATCGTCCTGCGCTGTCGCACCCATGGCGACCACGAAGCCCGGCGAGCTGTCCACCCGCACCCCGAGCGCGGCGAAATCCAGCATCGCATGCGTCGCAGAGCGGAACGACGGCCCGGCCTCGCCCCAAGCGACATCCATCAGCCCGGCCATACGGTCCACGCACTGCACCCGATAGGCCCAGCCCACGAGCGCTTCGATGTCCACCCCCTCGGCCATGTCCCTCTCCCTGCCCTACCTGCCCCACCTCTCTCTCAAAAGAAAAGAGAGGTGGGGCGCGATAACCCGTTGATACGAAAGGCGGCGCCCTACCTGCCCCACCTGCCCCACCTTTCAGCGCACTTTCTGGAAGATGCACTTCGTCCCCTCTGCCCATCCAAATCGGCCTGTTGCGCGCAGGCGCGCGCGTACGTGTGAGAAAAGGTAGGGCAGGTGGGGCAGGTAGGGCGCGACCTTATAAATCAATGCGTTATCGCGCCCCACCTCGCGCCCGCGCCCCACCTCAAGGTAGGGCGCGGGCCTATTCAATGTCGTCGGGATACTCAGGGGCGGGCGCGGCATCGTCCGCCTCCCAATCCATCTCCTGCCCCATCTCGCGCCCGAAGGCGGCGCGGCAGGCATCGAGAGAAGGCAACAGGTAGCACCACACGCGCTTCATCTGCGCCGGCGAATACTCGATCATCCGCTTCGCCCGCTTCAGGCCCGGCAGCATCTTCGTTAGCTTGATGCCAAACCCGGTCGGATCGCTCTTGCGCCGCACCCCGAGCTTGTCAGACCACGCCACGTAATCGTCGAAGAGCGTGGCGCAGGGCAGCGCCTCGACCCACCGTTCTGCCCCCGCCGTCGCGGCGCCGGCCTTGAGCCGGTCCAGGAGCCAGCCCTCCACCGTGTCCAGCGAGCGCATCTTCTGTTCAAGCAGCGCCTTCGTCCGTGGGATCTTGCGCAGGTCAACCGTTGCGAGGTCGAAGGCAAGGAGATCGTGCAGCAAGGCCTCCCGCCCACCTGCATCAAGCTCCTGATCCATCTCGCGGAAGTAATCGATGTTCTGCGCGCAGCGTGGGTTGATATCGAGGACACAGAAGCGGCGCTCATCCTTGCCCGCTGGGATGACCCAATCCTCATTCGATGTCATGATCAGCCGGACATAGTTCATGATCCGGATGGGATCGATGCCCTTTGCTTCGATCATTTGGAATTTCGAGGTGACAAGGCCCTTCAATCGACCTTCGGCCGCCTTGTCGCCGGCCCACACGGCCTCTTCCGCCTGCAAGAGTAGGCAGGTGGCCATGTGTGCATTGAACTGTCCTACCACGTAGCGGGGATCATCCACGGCGAAGTAATGGGAGGAGGCTAGCGAACCCATGACCTCCCCCACCTTCGTCTTTCCGGTGCCCATCTTCCCGCGCATGACGATCGCGGTACCGATCCTCTCGCGGGGCCGCTGCACCAGATGCGCGAACCATCCCCACACCCACCGGAATAGTTGGGGGTCTCCCTCACACACATTGTTCAGCAGGTGATCGCGGAAGATGGCATAGGAGCCCTTCTTCCTCGGCTTCACTGAAAAGCCGCGCCACAGGTTCAGATAACCGGGCGTGCTCTTGGCGCCATCAGGGTTCGGAAAGAACTCGATCCCCCTATACTGCCGCCGCTTGGGGTGGTTGAACCATCTTTTGGCATGCGTCATCCCCTTCACCTTGCCATCGGGGGAGACTGTTTCGGTGTAGGTGTTGGCAAGCCACTGGTGAAATGCCTCGATCGTCAGGATACGAAGCCGTTCGTCTATGGGCGCTATGGCTTGCTCCTGCACCATGACGGCGCGCGACCCCATCAGCACGAGGCTCCACTCCGCATTCAGATCGTCAATGTCGAAGCCGCAATCGCGCGCTTGCCGCACCTCACCGCCCGCGGCTTCCGGGCCTTCCTCTTCTTCCTCGCCTTCGGCCGCGTCGCCCAACACTGCGGCATCCAGCGCCGCCGTCATGGCGTCCAACTCGGCCTTGTTTGCCGGAGGCGCCCACTCCTCCCCATCGGGCTCGGCCGAGGGCGGTACGGGCACCGCCCCATCCGGGAGGGGCGGCTCCGGCGCACGGGTGCCGCCGAAGGAGCGCCGCCGCTCCTCGGCCTCGCGCGCAACCTCATCGAGGCGGGCGATCACGTCCGCCGCGTCGCCGGCTCCTGTATCGAGACCCCGCCGGATGTCTCGGGACACGCGGTTGCGCCCGTCCTCTCGCATCAGGCCGTTGGCGTCGGCTCCATCCTCCAGGGCGGCGAGTGCCTCGCGCTCGGAGATCGCGCCGGCGGCGACGAAGCGCCCCAGCTGGCAGGCGGCCGTGAACAGCGCCGTGCCGCGTGTCCCCTGCGGGGCGCGGGCGAGATCCGCCGCGATCCGATCGAGGGCCGCACGGGCATAGCGGCGCTTCGCCTCCTCGCCCGGCCTGTCGGAGGCAAGCACGCGCGCCGGCCCGCTGTCGCGGGGGGAGAGGGCCGGGCCATCATGGTCATGCCGATGCAGCTTGCGATCAGCGATCAGCTTCAGGAGCGCGGGCGGCACGTCCGGCGCCGTCTCCGGGTCAAAGGGCTCGCCCTCCCACCGATAGGCGTTACCGTTCGCCAGCACGCTCGGCGGCAGGATCACATAGCCGCCGTCACAGCGGATATCGATGTTCTTCAGCCCAGGTGGGTCATTGGGGAAATGTGCCCCCTCCGGCCGGCGGAACCACAGGTGCCGGCCGCCCGATTGCGTGATGGTGCGCGGGCCGGCCGGCAGCGGGCCGCCGAGCACCTCGGCGAGGCGCGCCTCTACTGCCTCGACGCTCTCGCCCTTGGGATCGAGATCCACCACATAGCCGCCAGCCCAGCCGGGAGCCATACCGATCAAGGCATTGGGCCACCTCGCCCACCATGCGCGGATCTGCGCTTCGTCCGTGGTGGCCTTCAAAGGCCAGCCGGTGCCCTCGATCGGCTTCCCGTCCGGACCCTTGTCCGCCACCACCAGAGGCCGCTTCGAGCGCGGCTTATCAGGGTGAGGGTCGCACGGGAAGATCCGCCAGCCGAGCACAAGGGCGTAGTGCAACGCAGCTTCGAGCATGGTCACAGGCCACACCCCGCTTCGCAAACCATATTCACGCCGCCACCCGCTCAAGAAAGCGCACGCGTGCCAGCGTCACGATTTCGATCCGGTCCAGTGTCAGAGGCAGGCGCACCCCGCCCTCTGCCAGCACCAAGGGGCGAAACGGATGAAGCGTCCGCACGGGCCATTCCATCCGCTCGATCGGCGGCAATGGCCGCGTGGCATAGCAGGGCGCCCGGCGCATCAGCCCCCTCCCCGCTCAAGGCCGGCCAAGGCTTGGTCGAGGGTGGCAAGCTCGGCGATCGCGTGCTGAACGCGCTCGCGCAAGGCAAGGGCGCGCATCTCGGCCTTCGACACCTCGCCATCGTCCTCCAGCGCCTCCCCCAGGCGCTGCACGACACTGCCGACATCCTTCGCGATCTCGGATATGTGGCGATACCAGCGCCCCTTGCCGGCATCCCCGTGGGGCAACGGCACCAGCACGTGGCCCGCGAGCGCCGCCAGCGCTCGCGTCACCAGCGGTTCGCCGGCATCAGCTTCGAGATCCGCCACCACGTCCACGGGCACGAAGACGGCCTCCTTCGGGAGCCCGTATTTCGAGAGTGTCTGAAACCCTGTCCGGGTCACCGCCGCCGCGCTCTCGACGCCGCCGCAGGCTTCCACGAGGCGCCGCATGGCGCCCTTGAGGGTGAGATAGTCCGCCTCGCGGTGCGGACGCGCGAGCTTGTTCATGCTGCGCTGTTCTCGACAGTGCGGGCGCGCGGTAGAAGGAAGGCCCTCGCGAGCAGGAGATAGGGATGCAGAACTGGATGGTTCCGAAGACGGCTGACGAGATGGTGCGGATGAGCAGCGGCCTCGCCACCCTGATGCTCTACGTCGATATCACCCGCGCAGCACGAAAAGGCCAACTTGACGAGGCGCAGATTGACGAGATCGAGCGACGCATCCGCATCGAGATCGGCAAGGAGCGGAAGAATATCGGCCGGTACCCCTTCGATGTAGAGAAGGCGATCCTGCAGGCCGAGGCCATCTTTGACGAACATTGCAAGATAGCTCGCGACGCGCGACGCACCGACTGAGGTGCAAAGCTTTTGAAAGCATGCCTCTCCGGCCATCGTGCCGGCGGGGGCAACGTCAACATTTTGCGTGCTCATGCGAAACCTCCCACTGCATTCGCGGTGACCGCGGGCGATCCATCGGCCAAGCTGGCGTCATGACCCGCCGCCACCTCACCAGCCCCGCCCTCGACGCAGCTATCCGCGATCTGCGGAGCGCTTGCGAACGCATCGGCCTGCCCCCTGCCCGCCGCGCCGGCGCCGAGGGGCTCACAGGAAGGAGCGGAAAGGGGACGGAGCGCGCGCGTCATACGGCGGACTCCGGCGAAAGGGGACAGGGAGGGGGCCCGTAAATGTCGGGCCTCAGGACGTGGCGGGATACGCCTGTGATGCGTTCGATTTCGAGAACGCGCTCAGCGGGCACCTTATGCCAAGAGTACAGGGACTGATGCTTCACCCCGAGCTGACGGGCGAAGCTCTTGATACCCCCTGCGCGTTCGGCCAATTCGCGAATGGTGACTGTCATGGCCCAATGTAGGCACAGCCTACCTGCTTGGTCAACACCTACAGTAGGTGCAAGCGTGGTAGGTATTGGCTACCAAATGCTCATGCAGACGCTTGGTTCACGCATTCGCAGCGCGCGGGATGCAGCTGGCCTCACGCAGGATCAGATCGCTGACCATTTCAAAATTCGGCGCGTGTCGGTGACACAGTGGGAAGGCGACATCACCAGACCTGCAGTTGCCAAGCTGGGCGAACTCGCCCGTATTTTGAAAACGTCGCCCGAGTGGCTCATCGATGGCGTCGGACATGCGCCGGTCGCAGCCAAGCCCACACCTAGTGCAGCCGCCGCTCCAGCAAAGGCTGGCAGGAACGCTATTGGTGCATTTGCACCCGAGATCATTTCAGGTACTGAGCTCGTTGGGGTTCGCGATTTTCCGATCTACGCCGCTGCCGAAGGCGGCAAGGGCCACATGATTGTGACTTTCGAGGAGATTGAGCGCGTGAAGCGCCCCGCTGTCCTTGAGGGCGTTAAGAACGCCTATGGGCTGCTCGTCTCGGGCGACAGCATGAAGCCAGCCTACCGTCATGGCGACATGGCGCTCGTGCATCCCGGCTTGCCGCCACAGCGGGGCGAGGACGTGGTGCTTTTCGACCACCCGCTAACGGAACTCGAGGACGGCCAGGCCGAGGCTATCATCAAGCACTTGGTCGGGTGGACCAGCACGGAATGGCAGCTTGAGCAATACAACCCGCCTCGCGAATGGAGTGAGTTGAGGGCAAACTGGCCGACCTGCCATCGGGTCGTTGGAAGCTACAAACGTCGATAGACCTCGTCAATCGAACAGCTCTTGTTGCGACCACCCCGGGATTACCTCTAACACTCTGACAATTTCAATTTTCTGATCAATAAGTTCACCATTTTTATCATATGTGTATATTTCTTTTATTTCGCAACGGATAGCGTCGCCCGGCTTGATTACGACATTTCCTGAGCGGAAGCGCCCTATCCACTCCTCATCTAAAACAGGGGCCGACACCGAAGCCTTTCCATGCCTGAACTGCCACATCGTGTTCCCAAGATAGTCTGGCTTCCGAATTGTATAAATCCGCTCTGCCCGACCATATGAATCCCTAGTGGTAGTTTCTTCACCTGAGACTTCAGTTGGACTCCATGTAGAGCTCGTATTGAGCGAATATGACATTTCGTCTGTTTCAAATATAATTTTTTCGCTAGGACGGAGAATACGTTTTGCATCTTGAATTTTCTCAAGAGCCGACACAAGCTTGTCTCCATCGGCAAAACTGTAGTCCGGCAGATACCGAACATCGGTCTCTGAGGCTATTTTTTGCAGACCTTCTCTCAGATCGCTGATTTTGACATCCGCTCTGTCTTCATCGAGCCACTCAAGGGCGATATATTTGGCACGAACCAAATATTTACCGACTTGTTTTTTCCACTCAAGGTCTTTCAGAGCGTCATCGTCTACCGACTTTAAAAGATTTCGCAATAAAATCTTCAACGAGCCTCTTTCAACGTCTTCCAAAACCATAACCGGGTCGATGCCGGCGTCGATGGATATGGCAGCGGCACGATCAAATCGTTCCAACCCTTCGATTATGGCGCTTGCAGCATCGAAAATCCGCTTCGGGTTTGATGTCCCCTTCTCAAAATCAATTGTGATGGAAAAGTCCACTTCCTCAGGGGGCATTGGCGCAGTATCCGACGCTGTTATTTTAATGCCTCGGATCATAGCCCCGCTTCCTTACGCAACCGTAACGAGAGCCCCCACAACTTCATTGGGGACATGCCCATCAAAAAGGAGAATTACGGCATCATCCCAGTCGCCGGTCTCTGGGTCGCCAGACCGCGAGAATGCCACAACACCATCATTGTGCGCTCGCAGACGAACCGCCATCCGCCGCGCCTGGTCGGCGGACTGAGCAGCCTGCGGCTGACCATCCACCAGCCGCCCCCGCTTCGCGAGCTTATAGGGCACCACCACGAAGTACGTCACATGAGCCATCGTCTCCTCCCTGTGAGGCTGCGACACCCTGACTCAGCGATAGGAACAAATCAAGAACGTTCGCCACCTAAGTTGACTGTAAGCATTACCTACTTATCGAATTGACATGGAAGGTAGGCAATGCCTACTATAGCCGTCTCCACAAAGGACGCGGGCCATGCCTCTTATCGCCGAACGCCATACCTCCCCTAGCCGCAGCCTTGACCAGTTGGTCGCAAACCTGCGCGACCTCCACGTCTCGACGGGCGCGGCAACCGAAGACGATCTCGCGCGCCTCGGCTGGCGTACAGAGGACGTGAAGCGCCTCCTGCCCGCCGCACGCCTCCGCCTCGGCCTCATCGGAGACGTAGGCCATGGCTGAGGCCCTCACTTCAGCCAGCCAGACGGCGGCGATCCGCGCGGGCATGCGCCCGGCCGGCGCCCAGCCCGCGACCCTCCCGCACCTGCAGGGCGCCCTGACTTATCTCGTCGGCGGCGGACTGCACGAGGTCACCACCCTCACAGAAGCCGCCCACAAGCGCGGCGCCGCGCAGGTCACCTGCGACACGGACGTGATGCTCGCCCTCCTCATCCTCGCCGCCGAGCCGCTTCAGGCGCTCGCCGACGCGGGCAAAGCGGAGGGCCTTTGACATGGCCCAGCCCGTCTATTCCGCCCCTTGCGATCTTCAATGGCCGCAGTCCGGCATGTCCCCCGATGCGCTTCGCCGCATACCGCGCGACCCGGACGAAGCCCTTGCCATTTTGGGCGAACACCACGGCCAGCGGCTCCCCCGCCGCCTGCCGGTCGGCTTCGGCGACCCGCCCCGCGCCGAGGCGCGCTTCGCCCCCCTCTTCCTCGCCGGCGGGGCTCTCGCCGCGCTCTTCATCGTCCTCCTGCGGAGCCTCTAGCGCATGCGCCACGCCGCCGACATCTTCATCACCACTGCGTCGGGCCGGCGGTGGTACCTTCTCGATCCCCGCCCCGGCGACGTGCATTTCCGCGACATCGCCTCGCACCTCGCCAAGATCTGCCGTTTCGTGGGCGCGACAGGCCCCTTCTATTCCGTCGCGCAACACTCCCTGTTCGTTGCGGCGCAGCTGCCGCCGGGCCTGCGCGCCTATGGCCTGCTGCACGACGCGCACGAGGCCTATCTCGCGGACATCTCCACGCCCTTCAAAAAGGCGCTTGGCGCGCTCGGCGGGGGCGAGGCGCTCGCCGCCCTCGTCTCGCGCGCCGATGCCGCCATCCACGAAGCCGCCGGGCTGCAATGGCCGCCTCCGCCGGATGTGGCTGAGGCCGTGCACCAGGCGGACCTCAGGGCCTTCGCCACCGAATGGCGCGACGTGGGGCCGAGCCCGAACGAACCCGCGCCTGTGCCGTGCCGCCCGCTCGGCACCCGCATCCGCCCGCAGACGTGGCCGAAGGCCGAGGAAGCCTTTGTCGAAGAGCTGCGCATCCACCTCCCCGCCACCCTCCGGAGCGTCGCATGAACCCCGCCATCAACAGGCAGTTGCTGTCCTACGTCGAGCGGCTGGAGCGGCTCGAAGCGGACAAGAAGGAAATCGCCGCCGACATCCGCGACGTGAAGACCGAAGCGAAGTCGGCCGGGTTCGATCTCAAGTACATCGCCCGCGTCATGGCCTTGCGGCGCATGACCCCCGAAGAGCGCCGCAACGAGCGCGCCATGACGGAGATGTATTGCGCCGGCGTCGGCATTCTCGACGGAACGCCGCTCGGCGATGCGGCCCGCGATCGCATGATGGCGGACGATCCGAACGCGCCCCCGCCCGCCGCCGAGCCGGAGCCGGACAGCAGCCGCACCACGGCCGAGGCCCGCGAGGAGGGCGCGCAGGCGCACCGCGACGGCGCCCGCATCATCGATAACCCCTATACCGCCGGCGACCCGCGCCGCGCGTCGTGGGATGAGGGCTTCTGCGCCGCATCGGGCTCGGACGGGATGGATATCCCGGAAGCGTGGCGCCGCAAGCCGAAGGGCAAAGCAACCGCCAAGGCCGCCGCCGCGCCTGCCGCCACGCCCGCCGAGGAAGCTCCCGAGCCCGCCACGGATCCCGATCAGGAGGCCCTGCCCTTCGAGCCGCAGGAGCCGGAAGGCGCCGCCGCCGATGGCAAGGCCGCGCCCGCCAGTTCCGGGGATGCCGATCCGGCCACCCGCCTCGACGCGCTGGTGAGGCAGACGCGCAGCAAGGCGAGTGAGGCCAAGGCGAAGCCGGCCAAGGAACCCAAGGCGCCGAAGGCCACCAAGCCCAAGGCCCCGAAGGCGGCGGCGCCGCGCACGAAGCGCCGGCCGGCCGGAAACGGGGAGGCGCGCCCGTGAGCGAACCCGCCCGCCGCCCCCCTCGCCCTGACATCACCGCCGGCCTCGATCGGCTGGAGAAGTTCGCGCAGATCCTGCATCCCAAAGACGCGGAAGAGCCCATCCTCGCCGCGGCGCCGCGCATCGCCATCTATGAATGGCTCTTGGAGCTGAACGCCCGCGCAGAGCTGAAGAGCGTGGGGGTGAAACCCCGCGCCACCGCCCTCCTCTACGGCCCGCCCGGCACCGGCAAGACGACGCTCGCGCACCACCTCGCCGCCCGCCTCGGCCTGCCGCTGGTGGCCGTCCAGGCCGAGCGGCTCACATCCATGTATTCCAACGCCAGCGCGGCAAACCTCGGCGAGCTGTTCGATGCGCTGGCGCAGGTGCGGGGCAGCTGCGTCCTGCTGCTGGACGAAATCGATGCCATCGGCAGCAAGCGCATCAGCCACGAGGACTCTGCGTCGCGTGACCGCAACATGGTGCTCACCACCCTCCTCACCCGGATCGAGGGTTTCGAGGGCATCGCCCTCGCCGCCACGAACCGCAAGGAGGATCTGGACAGCGCCCTGTGGCGGCGGTTCGGCATGCAGATCTCGGTGGACCTGCCGGCCGCCGAGGAGCGCTTTGCCATCCTCAAGCGCTACGGGGTGCCCTTCGAGTTCGAGGAAGAGACCCTCGATCTTCTCGTGGACCTGACGGCGGGATCCTCCCCTGCCCTCCTGCGCCAGCTCATGGAAGGGCTGAAGCGCGCCATCGTGCTCGCCCCGCGCTTCCGCCGGCCGGTGGGCGATCTGGTGGAGGTGCTGCGCGGCGTCACCGCCGCCGTGGCGCCCCACCCGGAGCTGCGCCAACCGCCCCTATGGAAGAGCTTCGAGGGCCACGCGGAGGCGCTCGCCGCGCTGCCGTGGCCGCCGATCCGTCCGGCGAGGAAGGGAGCCGCGTGATGCGCAGCTCTGTCCTGACAGAGGAGAAGCTTGCGGCGAGCCTGCCGGCGAAGGTGGTGTCCGCCGCGCTCGATCATGCCGCGCGGCTGGTGCCCGGCAAGACGACGATCCCGATCCTCTCCAACGTGCTGATCGACGCCCGCCGCAAGGCGGACGGCACCGGTGAGCTTCTGGTGATCAGCACCAACCTCGATCAGTCCGTGACGCTGCGCGTGCCCGCCGAGGTGACGGCACCGGGCTCGGCCACCGTACCGGCGAAGATCCTCGCCGACACCATGAAGAAGGCGCCCGACAACGCAACGGCCACCTTCAAGGCAAAGGACGGCGAGCTGCACCTCTCCTATGGCCGCAGCCGCTTCCGGCTCGCCACGCTGCCGGCGGTGGACTTCCCGACCTTCGGCACTCCGCTCGATCCCGTGCCCCAGGTGGGCGAGGGCAAGGCGGTTTTCACGCTGGAGGCCGCCACCCTGTGCGACATGCTCGACGCGGTGGATGCCGCAATCTCGAAAGAGGTGACCCGCTTCTACCTGTGCGGCGTCTATCTGCATCGCCATGGTGACCGGCTCCGTGCCGTCGCCACCAACGGCCACGTGCTCGCTTTGCGCGAGGTGCCCGCGCCGGAAGGCTCGGAGGCCTTGGCCGGCGGCATCCTCCCGCCGGACCTCTCCCGCATCGCCTGCAGCCTATGGGCGAAGTCGAAGGACGTGCTGAAGATCTCCATCGACAAGTCGCGCGTCCTCATCGAGGGCGAGGCCGTGGCGGTGTGCAGCAAGCTCATCGACGGCACCTATCCGGACTATGAGCGCGTGGTGCCCAGGGGAGGCACGTCCGCGCTCGCCATGCCGGCGGCCCCTCTTGCCAGCGCCATCGAACGCATCGTCACGGTGGACACCGGCAAGACGCGCTCGATCAAGATGAGCATGGATGGGGGCGAGATATCGCTCGCCGCCCGCCACGAAGGATCGGCAGCCAGCGAGACGCTGGACGGCGCCACCGCCAGCGAGATCGCGGACGGCTACGCCATAGGCTTTTCCGCCCGCTACGCCCTCGACGCCCTGCGCTCCCTGCCGGGCGAGGCCGTCGAGATCCAGATGTCCACCCCCGGCGATCCCATGCTCTGGCGCAACCCGGCCGAGGCCGGCGCCCTGTGGGTCGTCATGCCCCTGAGAGTGTAACCATGGCCGGCGTCAACAAAGTCATCCTCGTGGGCCATCTCGGCCGCGATCCCGAGATCGCCACCACGCAATCCGGCTCGAAGCTGGCGACCCTCAACGTCGCCACCTCCGAAAGCTGGCGCGACAAGGCCACCGGCGAGCGCCGGGAGCGCACCGAGTGGCACCGCGTCGTCATCTACAACGATACGTTCGTGGGGGTGGCCGAGCGCTTCCTGAAGAAGGGCTCGCACGTCTTCGTTGAAGGGCAGCTCGGCACCCGGAAGTGGACCGACAAGCAAGGGGTGGAGCGCTACACCACCGAGATCGTCATGCGCCCCTACCGCGGGGATCTCGCCATCCTCGATCGGGCCGAGAAGGCCCCGGCGCCGGATGAGAACGCCTATGGCTCCACCCGCACCCGCGATGCCGCCCCGGCGCACGCCGATGGGGTGGATGACGAAATCCCGTTCTGAGGTGCGCCATGGACAAAATCGCCATCCTCGCCCCGGCGGTGCTGCCATGACGCCGTTTGAACGCACCCTCGGCATTGTCACCGAATATGAAGCCGCCGGCGAGACGAGCGCCGCGCGGATGCTCCTCTTCACCCGCATCGAGGATCTCTGCGAGGTGGCCGAAGCCGGCCGGCGGCTGGTGGAAGAGCTGACGGCTGCATGGCCGCTGATCGCCCGTATGGCGGCGGAAGACCAAGGGAGGGCTCGCGATGGCGCGGCATGACATTCTCCCGATCAGCCTGCCTCCGCGCGGCCTCTCCCGCACGGAGGCTGCGGCCTATATCGGTGTGTCCGCCGGCACCTTCGATCAGTTGGTGAAGGATGGCCGCATGCCGCCGGCGAAGAGGATCAACTCCCGCACGGTGTGGGATCGCAGGAAGCTTGACGCTGCGTTCGATGCGTTGCCCGATGGCGCACAGGAGGAAAACCGCGACGATCCGTGGGCACGGGTGGCGGTATGACGGGCGGCGCACCCATGATGGACCGGCTGCAATACGTCTATGAGGACATGGACCGCCACGGCAACGTGCGGATCTATGTGTGGCGCGGCAAGGGTCACAAGAAGATCCGCATCCGCGAGCGCCCCGGCACCCCGGAATTCCGCAAGGCCTATGACGAGGCGATCGCGCGCGCCTTCTCCCCCGTACCAATCGAACCGGAGGAGACGGAAGAACGGTCCCGCGACCGCACCCCGAAGCCCGGCACGTTCCGGTGGATGTGCATTCGGTTCATGGCCGAGAGCGCGGACCACAAGCGCGACAGCGCGCGCACCCGCCACGTCCGAAAACTCATTCTGGAAAGCATGTTCGAGGAGCCGACCGAGCCCGGCGCCAAGACCTTCTATGCAGACTTCCCCCTCGATCGACTCACGGTCAAGGCGATCCGCGTGCTGCGCGATCGCAAGCTCGCCGCGCCGGAAGCCGGCAACAGCCGAATCAAGGTGCTGCGGAAGGTGTTCAATTGGGCGATCGCCGATGAACTCCCCGGCATCACGGTCAACCTTGCCCGCGACGTGCCCTATTTCACGGCGGCCGGTAACGGCTGGCACACATGGACCGTGGACGAGATCGAGCAATATGAGGCGCGGCACCCCCTCGGCTCCAAAGCCCGTCTCGCGCTCGCGCTTCTCCTCTACACCGGAGTAAGGCGCTCCGATGTGGTCCAGCTCGGCCGCCAGATGATCAGGAACGGATGGCTGCGCTTCACGGAGATGAAGGGCCGCCGCCACCTCGTGAAGGAGCGGGAGATCCCCGTGCTGCCGCAGCTCCAGGCGGTCATAGACGCCACGCCCGGAAGCCACATGACCTTCCTCGTGACGGAGTTCGGGGCGCCCTTCAGCGACGCCGGCTTTGGAAACTGGTTTCGCGATCGGTGCGACGAAGCCGGCCTGCCGCAGTGCTCGGCCCACGGCCTGCGCAAAGCCGGCGCCACGATCGCCGCCGAGAACGGCGCGACCGAGCATCAGCTCATGGCGATCTATGGATGGGAGAGCCCCAAGCAGGCCGCCCGCTACACCAGGAAGGCGAACCGCAAGCGCCTCGCGGGCGACGCCATGCACCTCGTGGCGCCGACCAAAGAGTGA